GGCGTGGCGGGCTGGAATGGGACGCCACATGGCCTCTAGGAGTACCAACATGAATCTTCGATCCAAGCTGATCCGTCTGGCCCACGAGAACCCCGAGATGCGACCCCATCTCCTTCCGATCCTCAAGAGGGAGAAGAAGGCAGCCAACACGTTCGGTCTCCTTCGGGAAGCCACCAAGTATGTGCTTGATGTCATCAAGAAGGAACGTAACCCGGACATGATGGGTGAGGACTTCGAGTGGGAGATCGCTCGGGCCGTGGAGAGCATCGCCGATGCTGCTCTCGTCTACGATGGTGAGGTCGAGGAGGGTCTGTGGCGGAAAATCAGGCAGATCGCCAGAGAAATTGACGATATTGCTGGGTAGGACATGACCAACAAAACCGCCAGGGCCGCTGTTCCCGAGATGCGTCAGGAAACGCAGTTCACATGCGTGGCTGCCTCCATCTCCGCCTGCTTGCAGGCCCTCGACAAGCCCTTCACCGAGCGGGATGTGAACCGTGTGCTCGGTGCGGAGCCTCTCCGAGGTGCTCGATGGGAAGAGGCCCTGGCGACCATCCAGTATTTCGGCTGCCGGGGCCACCTGGTGATTCCGGCGACCCTGGCGATGGTCCGCGAGTGGACCGATGACGGGAAGCCGGTGATCATCGCCTGGAACCCGGAAGGACGCCCCTGGTCCCATGCCTCGGTCATCTTCGACGTGACGGACGACATCGTGAAGGTGATGGACCCCAACATCCCTGACCCGAGCATCTCGGTCCGAGAGATTTCCCACGCGGAATTCTACAAGACGTGGAATGAGCCGATGGGGGACTCGATGGTAGTCCGCCGTCCGGCCCTGATGGTCGAGGTCGAGGTGGGTGGCGATGGCCGCCAGGTCCGTGCTTCGGCCAAGACCTCTGCCGGATACCACGACCCCGAGCTGGGGGATGTGTACCCCAACGAGATTGACCACGGCTACGAGCGTCCCATCGCGGGTGGTTCCGACGTGATGCAGAAGCTCCAGAAGGAGTTTTTGATCGAGCAGGGAGAGGCCCCGCTGCCCGAGAGTGCCAAGCGTGTGGCCTCCAGCCTGATCCAACCTCTCAGCCTCCAACCCGATTACGGGAGTGATGCCATGTCCAAGGGATTGAACATCGACGAGTTCGCCGCCAACCTGACCCTCGCCTCCGACCGCCCCGACTGGGAGGGTCTCTCCACCGAGGACTTCGCTGCTCGGCTCGCTGGGTGTGAGGATTGCGGTGGTCATGCTTCGGAGGACGAGGATTCCGAGCCCGCCGGGATCGTGGCCCGCTTCAAGGACCACGCCCAGTGGGCCAAGTGGTTCGAGAACCAGCCCAAGGAGTTCCAGGACAAGTGGATGGCGGAGAACGCCAAGTACAAGGACAAGTTCAAGAAGAAGGCCGAGTCCGGACTCCCTGGGGACTCGAACCCGGAAGAGGAACTGGCTCCCGACGCCGAGATGATGGCTCGCTTCCCCGAGGGGGAGCCTGCGGACCCGACCAAGAACATGTCCGAAGAGGACAAGAAGAAGTGGCTGGCCGAGAAGGAGAAGCACAAGGACGAGTTCAAAGCGGCGTCCTCCCGTGAGCGGACCACCTGGGACAAGGAAGCGGGCAAGGACAAGGGTCCGGGTGTTCCGGATGGCACCGGTCCGAGGAAAGATGACCCCGAGTGTCCCAAGAACAAGGCGGACAAGGAAGCGGCCCGTGCCCCCTCCGGCCTCTACGGGTTCACCAAGGCCATCCAGGGTGACTGCGAGGCGTCGATCCGCAAGCTGGAGCGTCGTGCCGCCAGCCTCGCCCGGAACGCCTGGCAGAAGGACGAAGAGACCGCCCGGTTCCTGACCCTCCATGCGAAGCGGGCCAAGAGCGTCCCGGCTCGCCTCCTGGTCGCTGCCATGAAGCAGCTCGGCCCCAAGGTCGCCTCTTCCCTGGAAGCGGACAAGACCGCCCGCGATTACAGCCACGGACTCTACGGCTTCAGGACCAAGACGGCTCGCCTCGGACTGACCGCCTGCTCTGCTCTGCGGGAGCACGCTGGGCACATCTCCTACGACCTGCACAGCCGTCGGGCTTCCCTGTACGAGCCCATCACCGGCTTCTTCACCCAGCACAAGAAGGCGACCCGCTGCAACTACAGCCGGATGCTGCTGGCGGGTTACCCCGACATGGCGAAGGCTGCCTCCGAGGAGCCGGATGACGGCCACGCCAAGGAAGCGACCACGCCTCCCTCGTCGGTCAAGGGCTGGTTGGAGTGGGAGGAGTAGGGGGCTCTCCCCTACAGGGCGATCCTGCCCCGTTCCCGCTCATCCTTGAGCACCCGCCGGACCTTCCCGATCATCGACGCCGCTCGGTTTTTCGAGACCCCGAATTCCTTGGCCACGTCACGGGCTGTCGCCCCGTCTTCCTTGAGGAGGAACTGGGTCAGGCTCGTGTCCCGTTCCCAGGCCCGAGGACGACGACGCTGGAGGACTTCCTCGACCTGAGCCATGACGCTGGCGGCATCGAGGTTCGCATCGGGTCCGATGGCTACTTCGTCCTCGTAGTCGATGATCAAGCCCTCACCGTCGAACTGGACGGTGCTCGTTCCCTGGAGGTGGTGGCTCTCCTGCACCGTCGGGGCGGAGTCTTCCATCTCCCGTCGGTTCTGCTCGGTCAAGGCTCCCCAGGCACCTCGACAGTGAGCGTCCTGTCCGGCATCTCGGATCTCGGTGATGGCGGAGTTCACGGCCCAGGCCGCACACTCACCAGGGGTCGGCACCTTGCCCTTCTTGACGATGCGCTTGCGGAAGGTGTCCCGGCGAATCCACTTCATCATCACCTCCTGGACGTGATCCTCCACGATGCCCATCTGGCGGCTCTTGGTCATCTTCGAGGCCACCGCCAACACGGAGCGGTCGTACAGGGCCTTGTGCCGACCAATCCAGTAGGACGTGAGGTTCTGGACGCCGCACAGACGACGGGCCAATCGGACCCCCGCCTCGGTCAAGGCCCAGAAGCCCCGCTTGGGGGACATCGTGAGCGGACCCTTGACGGTCAGGTGTTTGGTGATGGTGATCTGGAGAGTGTGGATCTGGCTCTGCGGGTTCTTCAACTGGTGGAAGGCCGTCTTGACCCGCTGGCGGACGCTGCCCTTCCCCTTGCGACTCTTGGGGACACGCCGGAGGTCGAAGCCCCGGTCCTGCATCAAGATGTCCTCGATCATGCGGTTCGAGATGCCGACACCGGCCTGCATGTCGTTCGGGCCGTAGCTCTGGAGCTGTTCACAGCTCAACCAGCCGAGGATCATGACTAGAGGTTGACGGAACTGAAATGCCGTAGGAAGGGCAAGGGAGGGGTTTCCCATCGGACACTCTCCTTGGGCGCAAGGCACCCTGAGTTCGGTCTACCGTGGGTTCGGACAGGGGCTCTTACCGGCCATGTCACCCAACAGTGAAATCCACCGTATCACCCCCCGTAGGGGGGATCAACCCCTAAACCCCCCGGACTTACGGGGGGTCGTAGGTTTCTCGGGGTCCAGCGGTATTTACCCTATGAACTACCCTCGGTAGAGGCTGTGGAGAGTGATATGACCCTCGACCGTTTGACCCGTCGGATCGCCTTCCGTCACCTGACCGCCATGGCCCAGATGGAGGAGATCGCTCGCCTTCAGATGTTGGAAGGTGCGTCAGACATGAAGCCTGGGGCGTTCATCCGGAACCCGAGAGGGGCCTGGGCTGAGATCCAATCTGACCCTCGTTTCGCCAAGTTGGATTCCTCCTGGTTCAAGGCGACTCCCAAGATTATCTCGGCCATCGAGAACGTGGCGGAGAACATGGCGGGCAGGCAAGACGGTCAGGAAATCGTGCAGGACTTCATGCTCGGCCAGACCAAGAAGGGCGAGCAGGGGAGCAAGAGCTACTACGGTGTGGGGAAGTACCTCTCCAAGGGCATCCTCGGTGGGAGAGAGACCCCCTTCAAGGCCAACAAGATGGCCCTCCGTGGCGTCAAGAACCTGGCCCTCAACACGATCCGTGGACAGAAGGACACCGTTCGGGACGAGCCTGGCGAAGAGGGCAAGGAGCACTCGGTCGAGAACGCCTTGAACGATGTGATGCAGGGGCTCGCCGAGAACGGCATCCCAGCGGGCCACCCGGCAGGGAAGAAGCTGCTGAAGATCATCGACGGCATCATCCAGAAGAAGATGAAGGGCAAGCAGAAACAGATGGCCGAGTCGTGGCTCGACCTTCTCCGTAAGGGGACGTTCCCCAACCCGTCCGAGGTCATCGAGCACGCGGGGTTGGACCCACAGGACCGGAGCAACTTCAACGCCTTGAACATCGCCCTGAGAGGGACCAAGCCAGGGGACAACAAGATCTTCGAGATGTTGCGGAAGATGCTGGAGAGCCCTTCAGGCAACAAGCTCCTGTGGGAGCTGTCGAGTGCCCGTGGGATGTCGGCCAGCAAGAAGGCCCTGCGGGGCCAGGTGATCCGCCTGGCTCACGAGAACCCGGACATGCGGCCTGCTCTGTTGGAGATCCTGAGCAAGAAATACTGATTCGATTTGATGGACATCCCGATGAAAGGAGTCGCCATGCGACGAACCATCACCAGCCTTCTTGTCCTGTTCATGCTCCTCGTAGTCCCCGCCACCGTGGGCGGCTGCAAGAAGCACATCGTCGTAGACCCCAACGCCTCCACGACAGGGGACTACCTGCCTCTGATCATCATGGCCCTGCGTGGTGCGGAGTCGGGGGCCTCCATCATGTACATGGAGGGTGCCCACAACCAGGAGAAGGTGCCCTGCGTGGTCGGTGGTGTCCTGAAGCCCGTGTTCGGCTCCTCGGCCCAGGTCGTCGAGCAGAAGGGCCTGATGTACCCCGACGTGGACATCGACATCTCGCTCTGCCTGGCTCTCCCTGAGATGGACTTCGCCACGATGGAAGACGCCAAGCAGGACGTACTGCCCATCATCGCTGCGATGATCAAGAACACCCTGGACCTCGTGGCCTACTACGTGGACAAGCTCAAGGCCGAGGATTGCGTGGGTGCAACCATCGCTGCGACGGGTATCGACTACCTCAACGGAACCGTGGACCCCATCATCAACGAGATCATGACCCCGACGGGTCACGTCGTCATCACCGGCATCCCCATCGACCTCAGTGGGTGCGATGAGACCAACACGACGATGATCGGATTGATGGTGAAGGACTGGATCGCCTACGTCGGTCGGTAGGCCCTAGAGGCTCTGCCGGGCGGCATTCGCATTCGCCTGAGCTTGCTCCCGCTCTCGTTCCTCTTCTCGCCGTTCAAGAGCTTCCTGCTCCTCATGCTCTTTCCGATCCCGATCCATCCTCTCCAGCAGCTCCTTCTGTTCCCGCTCCTGCTGTAGACGTTTCTCTTCCCGCTGTTCCATCCGTTGGACGATGACGAGTTCCTCGTCGGTCAGGTCGATGCCTTTCTCCAGCTTCAAGGCGACCTTGATCTCGTCCAGGGCGTCGGACATGTCCTCGACATCTTGGATCTGCTCTTGAATCTGGACCTGCTGGGCTTGCTGCTGGACCTGGATCTGCTGGAGGTCCTCTTGCATGTCCTCGGTGGGCTGCTTGACGCCGTTGATCCGGGGGCCTTCCTCCGAGTCATCGTTCTGAGCTACCAGGACGATCACGGCGTCGTCCTCGTCGTCATCCTTGTCGTCATCCTCTTCCTCGACCCGTTTCCAGCCTTCGTCGAAGTCGATGGGGGCTCCGGTCTTCATGCCACCGCTGCCTCCAGTGCCGACAGTCTCGGTGAGGGCGATGCGGGGGAGAGCCTCTGGGGCATCGTCGTCGTCCTTCGAGACCCTCATGAGGGTCTCCCTGTCGGGCCAGGAGTCCTCCTCCTCGAAGCGGATCGTTACCGCCTCGGCTTCCTCTTCGCCCCAGTCTTCCTCGAAGTCCCGGTAAGCGGTGAGATCGGACAGCTCCTCGGACATCTCGATGGCTTCGGCGTCGGCCTCAACCTCGATGGCAGCCCAGTCGTCGGCGGCTCGGGGAGCCCCCATGCCGAACATGAAAGGTAGGACCAGGAAGCCTCCGATGCTGACGAAGAAGGCGAGGCCGCTAACGACGAAGAAGGTCTTCGATTTCATTGATGGTCTCCTTCGCGTCCCCGATGTTGTCATTCAGAACCGCCAGATCCTGGCTGTTCTGCTGAACCTTGTCATTGATCGACTGGGTACGCGCATCGATCTTGTCAATGTCTTCTACGAGGTCTTCGAGGTCATCCTGTTGGATGGCACGAGTGACCTCGACTTTCACCATCCAGAGAGTGAGCGGGATGATGCCGATCACCAGGATGTCCTTGATGAGAGACCACTTCAGGATGCTGGGGGAAGGGGCAGGAGCGGGCGTCGGTGTTGTCGGTTCTGGGGGCATATCAGTCGCTCCTTCTTCCAGTTCGTCGGTTTCTGGCTCGTCCAGCCTGGGAGTCTCGCCCGAGTCCTCGTCGTCGATGGTCTCTTGGTACTTCCAGGGCATACACGAACCAGCTCATTCCTTCCCCCTCAAGACGCACAGCGGCCCGAGATACTCCCTCACTGAAGGGCGACCTATAGAACCAGTAGTGGGATTCCCCCCGGCGGAACAGAGCTGACCACCACCAAACATCGTAATCGACCCCCTACACCCCCCAGGATACCACCGCAACTTCGACCCCTACAGAAAATCCAAAAACCCACAAACCCGATAGAGATCACTTCGATCTTGACACCCTTCGGCGACCCCCCTTAGCATCGGAGGTCGCCCCCTGGGAATTCCCAGGAGGTGGAGGGTGTCTCCATTGCCCTTCCGTCCAGTTCAGACAGGTTCCGGTGGACTTGGTTCCGTCGGTTGAAAGCCCTGGGACGGCGGGGACCATCAGCTCCTTGATGGACGGAGGACAAGCCCGCAAGGGCTGGGAGATAGGCTAGGCGCTACCCCCCTCGTCGCTCTCTGAAGGTAAGGGCTCGCGGTGTACCTGAACTCGGTCAGGGTTCAGGGTCCGTTGGGAGGTCCGTAGTACCCCTCACAGAAGGAGGGAGAACGGGACTCACCCTCAGACGATTCGCAGCTCCCAGGAGGCTCCTCAAGAAGGAGAGGGAGTTACGAAGTAACGACCGCGTGAATAATCGTGAGATTGCTTTTTCTTCTGGTAGGAAAACCTGAATTTTACAAGAAAAACCCGCTGGGCTAGCGGGATAGCTGCGTCTACTGCCCTAATCCCTCCTGAAAGTTTCAATCCAGAGTCCTGAAAACGACCAAAGTTTTGAAAGTTACGGGTTGGGCATTCTGTACAGGTTGTACGTTTTGTGAAACCTGGTTCGGTGATTGGTTCATAGGATGGACCAGGTAGAGTGAAGTGCTTGGAGGTGAACGATGCTCCCGACGACCCTGGTGGCGACATTCGACGATGGCAAGGGGAACATGACGGAGGAGACCTTGCCGATCTCCCATGCTCCGGAAGACCTGGAGGAGGGCAAGGAGTTCGACCTGATGACCGGACCCGCCCATTGGAAGGGTCCGTTGAAGATCACCAGCAAGCGATACCAGCTCCAGGACAAGCACGGCTGGGTGCAGATCTTGACGGTGGAAAAGGTCGAAGCCCCCGAGGAAGAGGAATAGGCTGGTGGCTGGAGAAGCACCCTTCACGCTAGGAGATTTCGATCCTCGAAGCGGACGCCTGAACGGTGGATCGGGGCAGAAGCTCCAACCAGGGATCTCGGGAGCTGGCGAGCATGTGACCCGAGGAGGGCAGACGGTCCAACGACCCTCCACGGTCCAACCCCAGGACTTGGTTTCTCGGTCAGATGACCCTCTCTACGCCCTGGCTGTCGGCATCCTCCATCGGATGGTGAACCGGGCTATCATCAACTTCCCCACGTCTACGGTTGCAGGCCCTTCCCACTGGGTCGTGATCGAGTTGTCCCAGGGTGGCCCCGTGTCTCCAGGCTACTGGGCCTACTTCCCGTTCAAGGTGCGGTACGACTACTGGCAGGGTGCTGCGGTGCCAGTGATCAAGGACCCTGCGAACCAACCCTCTGCCCCCATCATCGCCTCGATGCTGAATCGCAAGGCGTACCCCGAGCTGGTGGACTACTACTCGGCGAAGCTGTTGGAACGGTTCCGAGCCCATGGTTGGTTGCCCTCTGCCGAGCTGCAGGCCGAGTTGGATGCCAACGTCGGTGTGGTGCCGGAGGATGATCCCTTCGGAGAGCGGGAAGACCCGGATGCGGAACCTACTGGAGCCGGGCTGCCGAGGTACAAGAGGATCGGGGTTGCCCCGGTGGTAGAGTAGGCTCATGGCGAACAAGCCCCGCGTCCTACCGACACCACCGGTCCCAGATCCCCAGGCAGAGCTGGACAAACTCTGGAAGGAGAAACCTCCCATCTGGTTCGCATGTCGAGCTGCTCCTGGATGCACCGGCCAGCAGTCCCAGATACGGTTTCGTCGTCAGGTCGGCCAGGGCATCATCCAGACCCGGTACATCTGCTGCACTTGTGGAAAGCCTTTTCACGTCACGACCTTCGGCTGATTCGGAGTAGAGCAAGGAGAGGGAGGCGCTCTTGTCGGCGTTGCTCTACCACGGACCCGGTTCCCAAGAGACTGCCCTTCGAGAAGCGGAGGTGCCCGGTCGTTCTCTGATGGCCCCACCCTTCGGCTCCGAAGGGCTCAAGATCGACGAGGTACGGGAGATCGTTTCCGTCATTGCCGCTCCGCCCGTTGGGGTGGATGTCGGGACCGTCGTGTTGGGTCCGATGGATGATGCTCGACCGGACGCCCAGGATGTCCTGCTGAAGCATCTCGAAGAAGGGGACACTTCCCTGGTGCTGCCCATCCTCTGGGCACGGGATCTGGGCATGGTGATGCCTACCATCCGGTCCCGGTGTTTCGACCACTGGTGCTATGCGGAAAGCGAGCCCGAGCTGCTGGGCCAAGGCCACGAGCTGCTTACCTCCTTGATGGAGAAGGACCGGGCGAGGATCATCCACATCGTGTCCACCTCGAAGGGCGACGAAGTTAAGCTGCTGGAGGCCCTCTCCCACGCTCTCCGGTCCTCCCCAGACAAGAGCCGTCAGGTGTGGCCTCGTGTCCGGGGTCTCTACCGTCACACCCACCCGACGATGATGGAAGTCCTGTCCGGCCTGCTGGGGGTGACACGGTGACGGCGAAGAAGCAGATGGCGGTGATCCTGGTCTCGGGGAACGAGACCTTCCTCCGGACCCGCTGCGTGAACACCATCCGGCGATCTGCTGTGAGGCAGGGGGCGGTGATTCGTTATGCCGACGGGGCTGAACCCGAGACTGTCTACTCCGTCCTGTCGGGTCCGTTGTCCTTCACGTCGGATGTCCCCCGCACGTTGCTGGTGGTCAAGAGCACGGGGAAGGTTCCGGTGGATGCGTTGGTGGACCACCACAAGGACCACGACGTGGATGTGACGGTGCTGGTGCATCATCTGGGCAAGAGCAAGGCCAAGAGTGCGTTCGGCAAGCTGGCCAAGGCCCTTCCCAAGGACGCCCACCAGACCTTCGCCAAGCCCTCCCCGTTCAAGGAGGAGGAGCTGGCCATCGAGTTCTGCGTGCAAGAGGCCCGGTTGGGGTACGCCAAGCGGTTGGACCCGAAATTCGCCAGGGCATTGGTTGTCCGCGTAGGGACCGAGCTGGGGTTCCTCTCCTTTGAGGTTCAGAAGGCGGCGATGCTGGCTGGGCTCCGAGGGTACGACGAGATCAAGCCTGAGCACCTGGGTCAGACGATGGCCCGGATTTCCGAAGCCTCGGTCTGGCCGTTCCTCGATGCGTTGGGGAAGAAGTCGGTCAAGCCCATGATGCAAGCTCTGGCTCGGGTCCAGGAGACCTCCTCTGGGGATGCCACGATGAAGGTGGTGGGCATCATCCGGAGCACGGTGCTCCAGTGGCTCCAGGTCGCCAACATGCACGCACAGCACGTTCCCCCCAACCAGGCTGCCTCTCAGCTTGGGATCAACCCCTGGAAGTACACGAACATTCTCCTACCTGCTGCGATGCGGTGGGGAGAAAATGATTTGATGAATTTGGTCGATGTTCTGGCGTCAGCGGAATCCTCCGTCAGGAGGGGATCTATCGCCCCATGGGAATTTTTCGAGTCCCGTCTTTTGGGTCTCCTCGCCCGGTAGAGTCCCTTCCGTGATGGGACTTCTCAATAATCCGTTTATGACTCCCCTCTTATGGTGCTTTGGCACCAGAGGGCCAATGAGCGGCCCAAATTGAGCTGGGAAACTATGACCAAAGTTGAGGGGCATACCACATGATTTTTCCGTCCGTTCAGCCGGATGACCGAAAAGTTCGTGTTTTTTCACTGAATCAGAGCTTTCTGGAGCAATTCGAGGGCAAACAGCCCGCGTGGGGCTTCGGCGGTCTTGGGTACTTCACCTACAAGCGCACCTACGCGAGGGTGAAAGAAAACGGCTCAACGGAAGAATGGTGGGAGACCTGTCAGCGGGTCGTCCAGGGGGTCTACAACATCCAGAAGATCCATTGTCGCACCCTGCGGCTTCCCTGGAACGAGCCCAAGGCCCAGCGTTCGGCCCAGGACATGTTCCAGCGTATGTGGGACTTCAAGTTCCTGCCTCCTGGTCGTGGCCTCTGGGTGATGGGCACCGACGTGGTGTTCGACAAGGGTGCTGCCGCCCTTAATAATTGCTTCGCTTCCGAGACAGAGTTCATCACGTCCGAGGGTGTCAAGACTCTAGGGGCGTGTGTGGGAACCACCCAGACGATTCTCTCCCGTAAGGGTGCCTGGATCGACGCCCCGATCCGGTCCTTTGGAGAGCAGAAGCTCTGGCGTGTTGTCCTCTCGCGTCAGGGGGTGGAGAAGGAACTGTTCTGCACGGAAGATCATCGGTGGTTCGCCCGCGACAGGCGGCAGGCCCATCGGAACGGGGGGCACGCCGAGTTCAAGACCTCCGAACTACGGCCCGAGGTTCACCGGCTCCAGTACGTGTTCGGCCAGGGGATTAAGAGCATCGAGCCGTCCCCGTTCGGCATCGCTCACGGTGTGGTCTTCGGGGATGGAACTCGCGTTCCTGGTGAACGCAACGACAATCGGATTGTCCTCTGCGGGGAGAAGAACGCCCATCTGGCCGAGTTCTTCCGGGGATGCCCCATCTCGCTCGGAGAGGATTCCCTGATCGTCACAGGTATCCCCAATGCGTTCAAGGAGGCCCCGAGCATCCACGAAACCAAGAGCTACCTCCTGGGGTGGCTCATGGGGTACTTCGCAGCGGACGGGAAGATGAACGGGACGCCCGTTCTTTCCAGCACGTCCAAGAAGGATCTGGAGGCGGCACGGGATGTGTGCGTGGCACTCGGGATTGGCACGTTTGGCATCCGGCCCGAGGATCGGATCTCCAACCTGACAGGTGAGCCCAGCACCCTCTACAACATGGCCTTGATGCGGGATACCCTCACCACCGATTTCTTCCTCATGCCCCATCACCGAGAGAACTACGAGAGTCTCGGCGGGGAAAAGGTCACGAAGCGGTACTGGACCGTCATGGCCGTCGAGGAAACGGATCGGACGGAGGAGGTCTTCTGTGCAACGGTCGAGGGGGAGCGGGCGTTCGCCTTGGAGGGGAACATCCTGACAGGCAACTGCGGCTTCACCAGCACCGAGGGTATCGACATCGACTTCGCCGATCCCTTCTGCTTCCTGATGGACATGTCGATGCTGGGTGTCGGCGTGGGGGGAGATACCCGAGGAGCGGGCAAGGTCAAGATCCAGGTGCCCCGCTTCACCAACGACATGTTCGTGGTAGAGGACAGCCGTGAGGGCTGGGTGGACCTGGTGCGGACCATCCTCAACAGCTTCATCGGCAAGGGTTACTACCCCACGACCATCGACTTCTCCCAGGTACGGGTCTACGGCTCCGCCATCAAGGGGTTCGGTGGGAAGGCCAGCGGTCCTGGTCCCCTCAAGGATCTGGTGAAGAACCTGACCCGCCTGCTGATGCCCACGGGTGTCGGGGTGACTTTCAACCTGGAGGACCATCCGGACCATCCCGAGCGAGAGGGTGAGGAAGACCTCTTCTACACGACTCCGGACAACGAGCCGGAAGGAGAGGGCTACCGCCTCACCTCGACCATCATCGTGGACATCTTCAACTACGTCGGGAAGGCCGTCGTGGCTGGAGGGGTCCGTCGGAGTGCCGAGATCATGTTCGGCGACCCGGCGGACAAGGAGTTCATGGCCCTCAAGCAGGACCAGAAGGCCCTGGAGGACCGTCGGTGGGCCTCGAACAACTCCATCTTCGGTGAGGTGGGGATGGACTACGCCGAGGTCGCTCGGGCCATCGCCGTGAACGGTGAACCGGGGATTGCCTGGTTGGAGAACAGCCGGTCCTACTCCCGCATGGGCCGGGCTCCGGACCACAAGGATGACCGGGCCATGGGCTGCAACCCGTGTGTCGAGCAGACCTTGGAGGACCAGGAGCTTTGCTGCCTGGTCGAGACCTTCCCGGCCAACGCCGAGGACTTCGAGGACTATCGGAAGACGCTGAAGATGGCGTACCTCTACGCCAAGACCGTCACCCTGGTGCCGACCCACAACACCCGGACCAACGCCGTGCTGATGCGGAACCGGCGGATCGGCTGCTCCATGAGCGGCATCATCCAGGCGATGAAGAAGCTGGGTCGCCGCCAGTTCCTCAAGTGGTGTGGCGAGGGCTACGGTTACATCCGGGACCTGGACAAGATCTACGCTGACTGGCTCTGCGTCCCCCGCTCCATCAAGATGACCTCGGTGAAGCCGTCCGGCACGGTCTCCCTGCTGGTGGGTGCCACGCCCGGCATCCACTACCCGCACTCCGAGCACTACATCCGGAACATCCGGGTGGATGGGACGAGCCCGCTGGTGACCCGTGCGAGGGAAGCTGGCTACCCGGTCGAGGTGGACACCTACGCGGAGGACACCTGGGTGGTCTCGTTCCCGGTGAAGGAGGAGCACTTCGTCAAGGGGAAGGCCGAGGCGTCGATGTGGGAGCAGTTCGCCAATGCGGCGGACATCCAGCGGCACTGGGCGGACAACCAGGTGTCCTGCACCGTGACCTTCAAGCCCGAGGAGATCCCCGACATCCAGCCGTGCCTGGAGGTGTTCGAGACCCAGCTCAAGGCCATCTCGATGCTGCCGCTCTGGGGCCACGGCTACAAGCAGGCCCCGTACATCACCATCGACGAGGCCGAGTACGGTCGTCTGATGGCGAACATCAAGCCCTTGGACCTCTCCGACGCCGTTCACGAGGTCACGGACAAGCTCTGCTCCAACGACACCTGTGAGCTGGTCCTCCCCACGAAGTAACTCGGCGATTTCACCTCCCGATCCGAGTAATAGACCTGTGGAGAAGTGTACGACCATGACGGCCAGCAACGAGTTTGATGCCCTTCTGCTGGAAGGCATTTTCTCGGTGGAGGGGCCGTTGCCTACCCGAGAAAACTTCGACCAGCTCCGGGTAAAGGACATCGTTGTTGTGGATGATGCCGGGGTCACGACCAACGTGGTGGAGGCCCTCCAGCCCTTCGTGGGCCGGGACGTTCAGCTCTCAGTCCATCACTGGCCACCGGAGCCTCTCCAGATCGACAGGTGGGGTGGTGGGTGTTGCTTCTGGCAGCCCTACGGCTGGTGTCCCCAGGCTCACCACCACGAGGGTGAGGGCCACCTGGTGGAGATGTCGGGTCGGGGCAAGCTGCTCTGGGACGACGACTGGGATGACCCAAACGAGGAGTGCTTCTGCCTCGGTGGCCTTGTGATCCCCCTCACCCTGCTGGTGGGGCATCGCTCTCGTATCGTGCTGGCGACCGTGGTGGACCTGGAGGAGATGAAGGCCCGCATGGGAGAGCACTGGACCAATCCGGAAGACCTGGATGGGACAGCGGAGATGCACGCCCTCGACATGCAACTGGAGGGGTTGCAGGGCATCTTGGACAAGCTCAAGGACTTCCAGAAGGTCGCGGGATTGGACCCGATGATGACCACGGCAGATGGGGGTAGTAGTAGCGACGACGACGACGAAGATGAAGACGAGGACGGCAAGGAATGACCTTCTTCTCAGGCCGAGTGCATACGGTCATCTACGAGGATGCCCCCCAGGTGTTCTACATCCTCCGGATGACTCTCGATGCTCCCCCGGACGGGGACAACCCGTTCGGGTTCGACAATCTCCAGTTCGACAAGCCCGTGTCGTGCCGGGGGCACGTCCCCGGTCTGTCCGTCAAGATCGGCACCTGGTTCGGCTTCGAGGGTGAGTGGACGACGCACCCCAAGTACGGGCGGCAGATCAAGATCAAGAAGGCCCCGGTCATCAAGGGCGAGTGGACCTCCGAGATCGCTGTCAAGATGCTGACCGGCCACGGTGTGGGACAGCTCCTCGCTACCCGGCTCCACCAGGAGTTTGGGGACGACCTGATCGAGGCCCTGAAGAACCCGAAGAATCTGATGAAGGTGCCGGGTGTGACTCGCTTCTCGGCGGATCACGTCGTGTCCCGGTGGACCGTCATCGTGGCTCACCACAAGGTGCTGGACTTCCTCAGTGACTTGAAGCTCCCTGAGCACAAAATCAGCCAGATCTGGTCCGAGTTCGGGGACGAGACCGAGAAGACCCTCTCGACCAATCCGTGGGCCTTGGTCCGTATCCCTGGTCTCTCCTTCCCCAAGCTCGACGAGATCGCTCGCCGGGTAGGGCTCCCGATGGATGACCCTCATCGGGTCCAGGGAGCGGTGCTCTATGCCAGCAAGAACCAGCGGGACATGGGGCACCTGTACCAGGTCTCGGGAGCGTTCGTGGCCGGGGTACAGAACTACATCCCTGACGTGGAGAAGAAGCTCGTCGCCGAGGCTCTCAAGACCTTGAACAGCGAGGGCAAGCTGACCATCGACCGGACGACGAAGCCTGGGCTCACGGCCATCTACGATCCGTGGTCCTACGTCGCCGAGAGCGAGAGTGCCGCTGGGTTGGCCGCTCGGGTCCAGGAAGCAGCCTTCCACACGGGGGATGACCTCCGAGATTACATCGAGAAGCTCTCCACCGTCGGGACCAAGACGACAGCCCTGGTGAAGCGACGGATCAAGAAGCTGGACCCCGAGAAAGAGAAGGGCTGGGACAAGCTCCTCCGGGCCGTGGCGAAGAAGGCCATCGAGGAGTGGGGAGACCTCACGAACCTCCAGCTCGCCAAGGACCAGTTCAAGGGGGTCTTGAACGCCCTGACGAACCCTGTGAGCATCATCACCGGTCTGCCTGGGACGGGGAAGACCACCTCGTTGAAGGTGCTGGTGCGGGTGCTCCAGATGACCGGCGTGGAGTTCCTGCTGGCAGCTCCTACCGGCATTGCCGCCAAGCGCCTGGAAGGGGTGACGGGGGCCAAAGCCTCGACCCTGCACCGGGCCTTCGCCGCCAAGGGCATCTCGGATGAGAGCCGGGAAGCCACCTACGCCGGAGTCGTGGGGAAGTCCAAGAAGCAGGGCGGGTCAGATCGCTCCCAGGAGGAGTGGGGCTACAGTGCCTCGAACCCTCACCCAGCACGGTTCGTCGTCGTGGACGAGGCTTCGATGGTGGACCAGGCTCTCCTCTACCGCCTGCTCCAATGCACTTCCTCGGACTGCCGCCTGGTGTTCGTGGGGGATGCCGCCCAGCTCCCGAGTGTTGGGGCTGGGAATGTCCTGCGAGACCTGGTGAATTCTGACCTGTTCCCCACCGTGACCCTGACGGAGATCTTCCGCCAGGACGACACGAGCGACATCATCTACGCCGCCCACGAGATCCATGCTGGGCGGACGCCCAAGGCTGAGAAGGGGTCTGACTTCACCTTGCTGGAGCTGAACGACGAGGAACTGGTGCTGGAGGCTATCCTGAAGCTGGCCCAGCGGCTCTATGCCAAGCGGAGTAACTTCCAGATCATCTCTCCCAGGCACGCCGGGACCGTGGGTGTGACGAACCTGAACACGCGGTTGAGGGAGCTGCTCAACCCCAAGATGCCAGGGGTCACGGAGCATCGCCTGGGTGGAGGTGTCGTTCGGGAAGGCGACCGAGTGATGGTGGTGAAGAACCACTACAAGCTGGGGGTCTTCAACGGGGACGTGGGGAAGGTCGAGCGGATCGACCGCAAGGCATCGCACATCGAGGTCAAGATCCACGGACCGACCCCGATGCTGGTCCGCGTCCCCTTCAAGGAGGCACCCAAACTGATCCGGATGGCCTACGCCTGCACGGTCCACAAGGCCCAGGGCCAGGAGTACGACCACATCGTGATGCCCCTGGTGCCCTCGTTTGCCCACCAGCTTCAGCGGAACCTGCTCTACACCGGGATTACCCGAGCCAGGATGAAAGTCATCCTGCTGGGGAGTAGTGTTTCGCTGGCCAAGGCCGTCGCCAATAGCAGGGAGGACTCCCGCCACACCTTGTTTGTGGAACGGCTCCAGCGAGAATTTGAGGACAACTAACGGTCCCAGACGGGTATAGCACCTAACGAGGTGTATCCGATGCCCGACCCCTCAGAGGTTGTTACCCAGATCCAGCGTTCGATGGGGGTCACTCGGATCGTCGCCCGGCGGACGATCAAGAGCCCGACAGAGAACACGACCGAAGAGATTGAAATTGCGTTCGATGGGGACGACGTTCACCCCAGAGGGGTGAACATCGCTGCCCATCTCGTGGGACTTCGGGTCGAGCTGTTGGCCCTCCGGCACGCTCTAGCCAACGGCAGCATCCCTCAGACCTACTTCCACGACCAGGAAGCCTCTCTCAAGGCTCAATACGCCCACCTGATCGATCAGGAGTTCACCGATGCCGAGAGTCCCTAAGCCTGTTACCCAGGACACCGTGGACATCATCTATGGGAGCCTGGGCAAGCTCGAAGTCCAGCTCGATGCCGACCCTCTGGCATTCGGACCCAAGCGGCTGAACGGCAAGATCGCCCTGTGCCGGAAGATGCTCTCCGAAACCGAGGGAATTTTCCTCCAGGTGTCCCAAGACCTGGGCTGGTATCGGTCGGAGCATCGGAAGCTGGAGGCTGCCTACAGCCTCACCGAGGCCGACATGATGGCCAACGATCCGATGACGCGGGCTGGGCACAGCATCGCCGACCGGAAGGCCCTGGTGAAGGACCAGCTCTCCACTGAATGCCAGAAGATCGACGACCTGGACCAGCAGGCCAAGATGTTTGAAGCCGTCATGGTCGTGGTCAAGGCCAAGCGGGCGGACCTCAAGGATGTTCAGGGTCGTCTACGGGACCAGATCAAGCTCTGCCAGGAGGAGATCGGTCTGGGCTCCCACTGGGGCTCCAAGCCCGGTGAGCCCTCCGGTTTCGAGCTGGAGCCTGGTCAGGGACGAGCGGCTGCTTCCGACGGGGAGGAGATCGACGACATCGTGGGTGGCATCGAGGGGGAAATCCATTTGTCCCGTGAGAAGGGGGAATGGCAGGACCCGCCCGAGTTCGACCCTGATGAAGGCTCTGGGAAGGACGAGGAGGGGGGCGAGGAAGACGAGGGCAACGACGACGAGGAAGAAGAGGAGAGCCAGGACGAGGATTCGGAAGAGTCCGAGGAGTCCGAGGCGTCGGAGCCTGTCGTCGAAGAAGTTGTCGAGCCCGAGGTCACTCCGGAACCCGAGCCGGAACCCGAACTGACGAGCTGCCCGAAGGTCGGCTACTGCTCCGAGTGTGGAGAGCCCCAGTACAAGACATCGAGTGGCCTCGTCTGCGAGAACGGTCACGGAGGAGCCCCCACCCTCGATGAGCCTCCTGCACCTGAGCCCGAGCCGGAACCCGAGGTCTCTCCGGAGCCTGACCCTGAGCCCGAGGAAGGCACCGTCGAATCTGCCCCGTCGGAGGACGCCGAGGATGAGGATGAGGAAGAGGAGGAGCAGGAAGAGACCCCTCTGGAGGTGCCGGAGATCGACGACATCCTGCAGCCTACGGCCACGGAAGAGGACGTGGATTCGTTCCTCGACGGCTTCAATCCAGAGGACTCCGAGGCCAAGCCCGACCCCAAGAAGAAGGCCCTTGAGCCGGACGAGATCATCGACATCGACGATCTGTTGTCCTGAGCAAAAAAGGGGGGTAGTTTGGGCCTCGATCTGAGTATAGGACAGTGAGGCAAAACGTCATGGACGGAAAGATCCCCTGACCCAGCCTTAGAAACAAGGAGAGAGATATGAGTGGCAACGACGGATTCATGGAGTTCGGCTTCGGGCAGACCACGGGGCTCCCCCAGCGGAACAGGCGATTCAAGGGCAAGGACAACGAGACCTATCGGATGTCCTTCGCCTGGTGGCCCGGTCTGGAGACCAGCACTCTGGACATGGACGCCGAGACCCCGACGTTCGTGGGTTGCACCAGGAACTACATCCCTGGTGTGGGCTACATCATGAACAAGGGACCGGAGTACACGAAGATCGCGGGCGGTCCGCCCAAGACTTCCATCTCCACGATCATCGTGGTCTGGCCCACGGACTCCAAGGGCCAGCTCGACAAGGCGGCGTTCCAGGAGGGTCGCTTCGAGGTCATGCCTTGGGTCTTCGACCAGGGCAAGTACGAGCACATGGAGACCATCCATGGCAACTTCCACCTCGGGAAGCACGACCTGGTGGCGAAGTGTACGGACAGCCAGTACCAGAAGATGCAGTTCTCCCCGGCTCCCGAGAACGTCCTCCGCAAGCTGCGGGACTCCGGCGACAAGGGCAAGGACCGCTTCGATGCTCTGATGGGCCAGATCCAGAACATCGCCGCCAACATCCGGAATGACCTGGCCAGGGACATGTCCCTCGACCAGATTCGGGAGAAGATGGGGAACGGTGGCGGAGTTGCCGCCCCCGTCGCCTCGGCCACCACCGAAGAGGTGGACGAGATGCTCGACAACATCCTCGACGGCTGACCCGTCGATCCCCGCCCACTGGGCCGCTACCTGACCCCCCGAGCGGCCCGGTGGGTTCCTCCTCCCCTTTCAGGAGGGACGGGTCATGCGAATTCTTGGATTCGATCCGTCTCTCACCAATTTCGGTTGGGCACTCTACGACACCGAAGCTACAGGTGCCGCCCGGTGTACCGCCCGAGGTCGATTCCAGACCCCCGCTAAGATGCTGTTCATCACCCGCTACATGTTCATGCGGGAGGCCGTTCGGGATCTGATCCAGGAGCACAAGCCCGACCGTTTCGGGCTCGAATCCCCCATCTTCAACGACCTGTGGAGTGAGGGGATGTACGGCCTGTTCCTCTACACCTGTGAGGCGCTCTACCTGGAGAAGGTGGACATGGTGTTGTTCGCCCCACCCCAGGTGAAGGCCCACGCCCGGTTGTTCCTCAAGCGGCCCACGAAGCCCATGTGGAAAATGAACAAACCGGACATGGTGGAGGCGGCTCGGGATCACACGGGGGGTAAGGGAAGATGGAACCACAACGAGGCTGACGCCTACTGGGTCGCCGTGGTCGCAGGACGCTTCTGGCAGTTCTACGACGGCACGCTGGCCGAGCACGAGCTGACGCCCATCGAACGAAAGCAGTTCAACGACGTACACACCTACGTGCGGGGCAAGAAGGAAGGCAAGACGGAGCATCGGGGCATCGTGTTCCGAGAGGATGATCGCTTCTTCTTGTGGTCCGCCGTGAAGGATTAGACGATGGCAACGAAGAAGGATGGGGCGAAGGCGAAGGCGAAGACGACGACCAAGAAGAAGACGGCCAAGAAAAAGACGAAGAAGACGAAGGCAGCTCGGGGGTTTGGCCAAGGTCTGGCCATGGTCAACAAGGCTCTGAAGGGCAAGTCGGATGCGGTGGTGGAGATCGACTCCAACGCTCGCACGAAGTCGATGCCCCATCTCCCCACCAGCTCGGCCATCATCGACTACCTGATCGGTGGACGGCCCAACGCCTTCGGTGTCCCTCCGTGCCCTGGTCTGCCCCGAGGCAAGATCGTCAACCTGTACGGCCATGAAGGCTGTGGGAAGACCACCCTGGCCCTCCAGATGTGTGCCGAGGTCTGCCGGAACGGTGGCCGAGCCGTCTACGTGGACTGGGAGAACGAGGTCGCTCTCGACTACGCTGCTGCCCTGGGTGTCCCCATCGAGGATAAGGACCACTTCCTGTTGCTCCAGCCGGATACGCTGGAAGAGGGCATGAAGTACATCCTGGTGTTCGTCGCCGACGGTGTGGAGCTGCTGGTCATCGACTCCGTGGGAGCTGCTGTCCCCCAGGCCATCTTCGAGCAGAAGATCGAAGACGTGGGGGATCTGGGTCGTCTGGGTCTCATGGCTGCCAAGTGGTCCAGCTTCTTGCCCAAGGTCAAGCGCATGTGTGCCCGGTCTGGGTCAACCATCCTGGGCATCTCCCAGCTCCGTGCGAAGATCAACACCGGAGGTCACGGTGGGAAGACCACCACCGAGCAGGGAGGCTTTGCTTGGCGTTTCTACTCCGCCCTGCGGATCTCCCTGGCCCGTGTTGCCCAGGAGAAGGGCAAGGTCTACGACGCCATCACCAACGCCATGATCGACCAGACGGTGGGTGCGAAGATCAAGATCACCCTCGACAAGTGCAAGGTCGGTCTGTCCCAGGGCCAGTTCGCCACCTTCTACCTCCAGCACGGCAGGGGCATCGACGACTTGAGGAGCGTCCTGGAGGTCGCCACCAAGCGGAAGATCGTCGTCAAGGGCGGGGCCTGGTACACCTGGAACCGCAAGGACGGAACCGAGGTTCGTGGTCAGGGCATCGAGGCGTTCAAGCGGAAGATCCGTGAGATCGATGGAGCCGAGCAAGAGCTGTACGACCTGGTGCTCCCGGTGATGATGACCTACGACCCACTCGCTGTCGTCGAGGTCGAGGAGGAGGAGAGTGACCTGGCCGAGGGCCTGAGTGACCTGGACATCGAGGAGGTCATGAACGAGGTCGGGGAGGCGGGCGAGGAACACGAGCCCACCGAGGAGGAGAAGGAAGCACAAGAAGAAGCCGACAACGCGGGGTAGGTAGAAGCATGGCTGTCGAGATCTACATCAAGGACTTCCAGTCCATCCGAGAAACGACCATCGTGGTGGACGGCTTCACCGTCATCCACGGGGCCAACAACTCCGGCAAGACCTCCGTGATGCGGGCGTTCGAGGCGGTCCACACCAACCCCAAAGGCCATGCCTTCGTGCGGCATGGGGCGGACTACAGCGTGGTTCGCATCACGTACCCCGATGGGAACTCCGTCGAGTGGCAGAAGGGGAAGAAGCACCGGCCCACGTACATCATCAACGGAGGCAAGCCCATCCACCCAGGCCAAGGGGTTCCTCCCGAGGTGCTCCAGATGGGGGTCGCCCCCATCGAGGCTGCTGGCCGGAAGATCTGGCCCCAGATCGCCAAGCAGTTCGTCGGCCAGGTCTTCCTGATGGACGAGCCAGGCTCCGTCATCGCCGATGCCGTGTCGGATGCCGACCGGGTTGGGACGCTCAACGAGGCCCTCCGCCTGTGCCAGAAGGACCAGCGGAAGGCCAGGAGCACGATGAAGGTCCGCCGGGAGGACAAGACCCGGTACGAGAAAGAGCTGGAGGACTTCGAGGGTCTGACCGACGTGGAGAGTCTCGTCGGGGACATCGAGGAGGAGCACCGGGACGTGACCAAGATGCTGCGAGGCATCGAGACCCTCACGGACCTTCAGGACCGACTCGAAGAAGGCCAGGAGGCGGTGGATGCCCTGGCGGGTATCGAGGACGTTAAGCCAGTCTCCACCCAACAACTCACAGATGTGGACAACCTGTGGACAGACATCGAGGAGCACTCGAAGCTCCGAGACAGGTGGACTGAGGCCCGAGACCTGGATGAGCACCTGGCTGGGGTGAATGAGATTCAGGTGCCTGACTTTGCTCCTGTGCAGGCGATAGGGAACGAGCTGTGGGATCACCTGGACCTCCAAGCTCGACTCGAAGTGGCCCAGAACGGTGTGGCGATGTCCCGAGTGGAGATCGACATGACGCCTGTGGACTCCGCCATCGCAGAAGCCGAGAAGGTGGGTAAGGTTCTTCAGACGTTCACGGACCTGCAGGCCCGATGGGTCGCAGGCCAAGAAGAGACCCAGAGGATCACGGAGGAGCTGGCTCGGAAGGGGCTGGAGAAGTCCGAGGTTGGGGTCACGATGGACACGCTGCTCAAGGAGATGCCCGAGTGCCCAGTATGCGGACGGACCGACTAACCATCGAGCGGTACTGCGAGGAGCACGACATCGAGCTGTTGCTCCTTGACGGGCTCGACGAGGCGTTCGTGGGAGTCATCACCCGGTTCGGGATGGATGACCCTGTGGCCATCTACGACCGCGACAAGATCATCGAGATCCTGGTGCGGGACGGTTCGAGCTGGGAAGAGGCCGAGGAGCATTTCGGCTTCAACATCATCGGGGCTTGGGTGGGGGACCAGACACCCTTCTTCTTGAACACGATGCCCGAGCCACCTCCTGAGACTGAGCTGGGGGTGCTGGACCTGGTGAAGGGCACGAAGTATTGCCCCAAGTGCCGGGACCACCACCCCATCGACGACTTCAACAAGAACGCCGCCAGGTACGACGGCCACGACTCCTGGTGCCGCAAGAGCTTCAACGCCTACCGCAAGGGCAAGCGTCGGGAGGGGAAGCCCCCTGAGACCGGCACCCTCCGCCTGGACGATGGAGCGGCCACTCTCGACGAGGGCTCTGTCTTCGAGCTGCTCACGTACAAGGACGGCTGACATGGACCAGGAGCTACGAGAGCGGCTCGAAGATGTCCTGAGCACCCATCATCTTCAGCTCAAGATTTCTTACTACGGACTCGTCTGGAAGGCCGAGATCCCCTGGGAAGATGCCTTCATTTCGGGCCGGGGGGACACGATGGAAGAAGCCATCCTGGAGTGCGTGAACGACTTCGTTCACGTCATGCCCTGATGTCTGACATGTCCTTCTGCATTTTTTGTGGAACCAAGTGCCTAGACCCGAGCTGGCTCCCACGGGCGAGTCACCCGCAGTCGAGACATCTCCACATGAAGGAAGCTCACGGGTTGGACGGGCGCACCTACTGGAAGGCCCGGAAGCTCCTCCGAGAGGCATTGCCCGATTGGTCACACGCTGAGACCCCCGAGGAACGAGAAATAGCGGAGAACGTGATCCGGCAGGTGCTCGTCGAGTCGAGGGGTTGACCATGTGGTGGGTCTACGTCATCCAGTCCGGTGAGGCTCGCTTCTCGCAACGCACGGGGAAGAAGCTCGAAGGCTTCCGCTACGTCGGCTCCACGACCAAACCAGCACGCCGTATCCGCCAGCATAACGGTGAGATCAAGGGTGGGGGCAGGTACACCTCCAAGCACCGGCCCTGGACGCCCAGGGCGCTCTACGGCCCGTACACGGACCGCTCCAGTGCCTTCCGGGCAGAGATGGCTCTGAAGAAGAAGCGGGGGCGTGCCAGGGAAGCCTGGACGATGCAGGACTCGAAGTGGTGCTGGGGGCCGGGGATAGATCACCCGTGGGTCGAAGATCCTACGTGGACGGAGTGAGCAGCTCCTTGGCGTCCGAGTAGCCCTGGTCCATCTGCTGCTTCATCAGCTCGCCAGAGAAGTCCAGGGAGTCGCCGAGGGGCTCCAGGGGATAGAGCACCGTCACCTTGACGGCCTTCTTGCCTTCCAGCTCGACGCCAGATGCCAGGATCTTGTTGTAGACCTCGCAGACCTTCAGATCTGATTCCAGGACGGTCTGTTCCATGATGTCGAGATCCCGGAGCCCCACCTGGAGGACGTTCTTCATGTCCTTGCGACTCTTGAAGGGGAGCTGCTTCGGGTTCCTTGTCACCAGGACCATGACCTCTTCGGCTCCAGCGTCGATGGCAGCACCCAACGGGGCGATGTCGATGAGCCCACCGTCGGTCATCCAGTGACCGCCGACTTCGACGGGAGGGAAGGCGAGGGGGAAGCTGGCGGACGCCATCACGGGCTCGATCCCGTATTGGGCAAGGTCGCCGACGGTGTAGGTCCGCAGATCCCCGGTCTCCAGGTCTGCTGCCGGGAGCCGGAGCATGATGCCGCTCTGGACGATGGCCTCGATGTCCACCACGTCGTTCAGGAGCTTGCGGAGCTGATCGTTGGTCCCGATGCTGGGGTTCCAGAGGCCGGGAATGCCCAAGGGACACCGGAGCTTCCACACGTCGGAGGTCTTCGTGACCTTCGTTCGCCAGAGGGTGTCGATGTACTCGGTGGCGTCGGGGAAATTCTCGGGCAGGAACATCGCCACCCCACAGGCGTTGATGCTCCCCACGGACGTGCCGGACACGAACTTGAAGCCCCCGCACTGGGCCTCGGCCATGTACTTCAGGACTCCGGCTTGCCAGGAGCCTCGGGAACCGCCCCCGCTCAGGACCAGGGCTTTCACGCCTCGTCCTCGGTCAGACAGTAGAAGGTGAAGGTGGCCCTCGTCCCGGAGAACACGCCGTTCTCCAGGGAGACCTTGATCTCGGCTCCCTGCGAGTCCCGCAAATCTCGGTATGCGAGGTACTGGAAGGGGAGCGTGATGGTCTTCTGCCGGGACGCTCGCACCGAGGTCGGGTCCACGCCGACCATCAGGGCATTCCAGTCCGTGTCGTAGTGGACCCCCATGACGTAGAAGCCATCGCGGATCTTGGATGTTCGTGACCCCCGTGACTTCCTCCACGACCCTCGTGCCGATCAACGGCTGCACCGGGAACGGCCCTGTGCTTTCGGTGAAGTAGTTGAACAGATCCTTGTACCGAAGCTCCTTGTAAACGACCTTCGTGGGGGGAGGGTCAGGATTGTAGACAAGGATCTGGAAGATCACGTCGCCGGTCGGGTCCACGTCGTCTGTGAACTGGATCTCGACGTAGTTGAGCTTCAGCCTCTTTCCGGTGGTCGGGGCGACGGTGAAGGAGAAGCTGCCTGCGTAGTAGTAGGAGGCCCGAACCTTGTCCGTCGCTCCGAGGGCGGAGTTGAAGGTCACGTCCCCTGTGCCGACGAACTGCCGAATCGCCCCGGTCTCGAAGGAGATGGCGACGTTCTTCGTGTAGACGATGCAGACGGACTGGTTGATCGGGACGTAGATCGGTCCGGGCTTACGGAAGGAATCGAGGTCACTTACGGCATCGTGGATGTCAGACAGGAAGATTGAAATCCCTGCCTGTCCCGTGTGCGTGACCTTGATCAGGATACCGTGCGACACCCTTTACCTCCGCTGGGAATCAGTCTGCTTGGGTGTCCTGTTGGTAGGCTTTCTGCGCCCACTCCTCGATGGCATCTTTGAGTGCCTGGAAAAACTCCTCGTCGCTCTGGTCGGCGTTGATGTAGTGCTTGATCAGCGAGTAGAGGTCGTTCCTCGATGCCCTCGCCAAGTCCAGTAGCCGGTACAGCTTCCTCTGGACTTCCTTGACGGTCATGGTCTCCAGCAACCGCTCGATCTGGGGCATCAGCTCGTTGTCGAAGCACGCCCGTGTCTGGACCGGTACGACCTGGAACTCCCCCTCCTCCGGCATCTCGGGAGGAGGACCGTCCTCCACCACCTTGTCCGCCAAGTCGGGGAACTCAGGGAGCAGGAGCGGGAGTAGGTCTTGGCGGAGGTCGGGTCAAGATCGCAGGAGCTTCACCAGCTTGTGCTTGAGCTGTGGACCTTGCGATTTTTCTGGGGAACTCCCACCGCCCCCTCTGTCGATGTGGACATCGGCGTTCCCATCCTCACCAGGGTCCATCGTCACGGTGATGGAGCGTGACCCTTTCTCGGGGTCCGTGGAAAGCTCCAGCTTCACCTCGATTTCGACTTCATCATCGTCGTCGTCGTCGTCGGCTTGTTTTACGGCCCTGAAGCCCTCGTTCCCAGCGGGGGCCACCTCGACATCCGAGGCGAATCTACGCCTCAAATGGGAGTGGTCCCGGTCGATCCGAATGAGCTGTTGCCGAAGGTCATCGGTCATGACAATCCTCCACCTTCACAGACCTATAGGGAAACCAACGAACCAGATCATGCTTCGAACCGGGTAAAGAAGGAGCAGGAGGCCCCATGATCACGCTGGTGTGGAGAACAGATGTTCACCTCTCGGACCGAGCCCCTCGGTCACGAACCGATGATTGGCCCTCGACGTTGCTGGGCAAGCTGGAGCAGATCGGCGAGATCGCCAAGGAGGTAGGGGCTCAGGGCGTCCTCGACGGTGGGGACATGTTCAACATCCGTTCCCCCGGTAGGACCACCCATCGCCTCGTCCGTCGAACGGTCAGGGTCCATCGGGAGTACCCGTGCCCCACCTGGGCGGACATCGGGAATCACGATGTCGTCTACGGCGAGTACAGTTACCTGGACCAGCAGCCTCTCGGTGTCCTGTTCGAGACCGGCGTGATCCGTCGGCTCTACGACGAGCACATCGCCCTTTTCGACGATGGGAAAAGGAACGCCACCACCGTCAAGGTCGTGGGCATCCCCTACCACGGGCAGCAGTACGACCTGGACCGGCTCAAAGCTCTGGACAAGGGCAGCAACACTTACCTGGTGGCCGTGGGGCATCTCCTGGCTGCCCCGGCGGGTGGGACGATGTTCGAGGGGGAGGACATCCTCAAGTACGCCGACCTCCTCAAGCTGGCCCCGGACGTGGACGTGTGGTGCTTCGGCCACTGGCACAAGGACCAGGGCATCCAAGAAATCGCTCCTGGCAAGTTCGTGGTCAACGTCGGCTCTGTCAGTCGTGGGGCTCTCCTGCTGGATGATCTGGACCGTGAGCCCGCCTGCGTCGTGATGGGTTTCGACTCCCAGGGCATCAAGTTCGAGCGACGAGCCCTGGACGTGGGGAAGCCGGAAGACGTGTTCGACATCGAGGGCCGGGTCCGTACCGAGTCTCGGAGCATGGCGATGGATTCCTTCATGGGCTCCCTGGAGGACACCTTCAAGTCCAAGGAGAAGGAGCCCATCACCGACACGATTCAGTCGGCGAACCTGAGTGGAGGTGAACTTTCGGATGAAGCCAAGGAGAAGGTACGCGAGCGGGCGATCTTCTATGCCGAGGAGGCTTCCAAGTAGTCGCGGGGTAGGGTGTAGACTACCGCCCCCAGACGGAGAGTATCGCATGTCCACTCGGGATCGTTTCACGCTGTACTGGACCCACTACGGCTGCCTACCCGGTTTTTTCCGGATGCGGGGTTTGGGGGTCTTTGGTAGGTGCTTCGTTCGAGGGGTGGCATGATGTTGTGCGACCTGTTGGCACAGGGCGATGAATCTATCTTGGGGGAGAGCCCCTTTCATCCAGTTGACCTTCTTGTGGACCCACTGGACATTCCCAGAAATGTACCCCTCGGAGGAGTCGATCCTGTCGAGAGATGCGGTGCTTTCCCCTCGGATAGCAAGGGTGATAGGAAGTCCTGTCAGAGCACATTTTTTCTTCTGGTTCAGGAACAACCGCCAGAGATGCTCTTTCGTCATTTCGACGGTGAGACCGCGTACCTCCGCATTCTTCACCAGTTTGTAATAAAAAGCCCCCGAGAGCTGCCCGATTCCAGAGAAGGTCGGCAGGGGGACGCACCCGCAGTTGTGACGATCATTCCTTCCAAGGAGACCAACAAACACCTCCGTCAGGTTGCCGCAATCGCACCGACATCGGGCCATCCTCCGGTGCCCCCCTTTCGTTTCCCGGAAGAAACTTTCGATTATGAATTTGTCGTAACGATCCCCGACACGGTAACGGATGTCCCCATCATGGGCACAGTACCAACATCGGGTGGTTTGTCCCCGACGGATACGGGCGGCAAGGACATCATAGATATGGCCGCAATCACACTGGACCCGGACTCGTGGGTATCGCCTACCAGCAGGGTTGAAATGGTCGGGGAGAAGCTCAATGACCTCCACATGCCCCGAACGGCTGCCCACAGGAACACCCGGAATTCCTTTCGTCACTTGAAGGGTTTTCCTTTCATGGTTTATGCTTCCTGTTGTTACCATAGCACGGTGAGGTTCTAGTGAAACGATTTACTCTCTATTGGAGTTCCATCGACCGCTACGAGAAGTGTCCGAAGATGTTCCTCCTGTACCGGGGTTGGGGAACCCTCGATCAGGGCCGAGGCCCCGGCAAGGGCGCTCCGATTCCGGTTAAGCGATCCGAGCACCACAAGCTCATGGGGATCGTCATCCAGGCGGTCGTCGAGGATCTCTACAACGACGAGCTGTGGAAGCATCCCCAGGGGCTCCAGAAACGCCTTCGGGAGATGACCGACAAGGCTTTCGACCTTTGGGTGCCTCGGGTCTTCTTCGATAACTGGTCGCCTCCGATGGAGGAGCTGCTCGAAGTCTGCCACAACGGAGTCCAGAACTTCCTCAAGACGATGAAGCACAACCGGCTTCTCGGTCCCTACGCCAAGGCGGAGGTGGACCTGGTGGCCTACGTGAACAAGTGGACGCCCATCGGGGGTCGTGTGGACACGATCATCCGTCGGGAAGACACGGGCATCACCATCATCGACGGCAAGAACTCCCAGTCCAAGGGCAAGTACACGGACCCGGACCAGTTGCGGTGGTACGCCCTGTGCTTCTACCTGGCCTACAACAAGATGCCGGACAACCTCGGCTTCGTGTACTACCGCTACCCCTACGGCACGCCGTTGTTGGACGATCAGAAGAATCCCCAGCAGGACGAAGATGGCAACCCCAAGATCGATGAAGGGGTGACGTGGGTTCCGTTCACCAGGGACGACCTGAAGGGGCTCGGCGAGCGGGCGGTGAAGGCTCTGAAGGGGATGGACAAGGAGAGGTTCGACGCCACGCCAGTGCCCTCGGTCTGTCGGTGGTGCGACTACGAGACCATCTGCCCTGAGCGTCAGGCGAGCAAGAGGCGTCGGCGGAAGAAGCCCTCTGAGGTCACAGACCTCGTGGACGGTTCGGATGGAGCTGTCACCTTCGGATTTTTCAAGGGTAAGAATGGCACCCCAGGCGAGTAAGAGAGGATGGAGGATACCGACATGGATGATGAGAAGCTCGCTGAAGCCCAACGCCAGTTCGAGGAGGCGTCCAAGAAGAAGGACCGTGTGAACGGGGACCTTCAGCGTCTTCAGGGAAAGCAGGAGAGTGCCCAAGCCTCCCTGGGAGCCGTCGAGAAGGAGTGTCGAGATCGCGGGGTCGAGCCCGAGAAGCTCGATGCTGTGATCGACAAGCTCCAGGGGAGATACATCAAGGCCGTCGCCAACGTCGTCGAGAAGACAGACGAGGCGGAGGAAAACCTCAAGCCCTTCCTGGGCCAGAGTGGAGAGACATCGTGAAGATCACTGTTGCACAGCGAGACCTGGATATGACCCTGAAGGTCGTGTCCTCCAGTATCGATCTTTCGGGCACAGGGTCCGACGGCAAGAGCGTCATCAAGTCGCACTTCCTGTTTCGGGACGTGGGGACGGAAGAGAAGCCCCAGATCGAGATCCTGAGCGCCCATGCCCGCACCTTCAGCGGGTCTCCTCTCCTGTGCAAGGTCGAGTACCCCGAGGGCGACTGGGATGCCCAGACCAAAATGTTCTCCATCGGCGGGAAGCGCCTCCAGATGTGGCTCGAAGCTGACCTGGGGGACAAGGCTCTGACGTTCAATTACGACTCCGAGGAGAAGGTCACGACGGCCAAGAGCAAGCGGGGCACCCAGAAGTTCCGTGGGCTCGATCCCGAGGATTTCCCCTTCTGGGATTCGGTCCTCGGCGATGCCAAGGTCGAGGTGAAGATCAACGCCGACCATCTTCACGGCGTGCTGGACCACCTCAAGAAGTTCGTTTCCTCGGACGACACCAACCATCCTGAGTTCTGTGCCACCGAGCTGATCACAGGCTCCTGGTACGCCGCCGAGAAGTTCTGTGCCACCCAGGTCAAGATCCCGGCCATGGCCGGGGCGTCGATCCGCATCTTCGGCAAGAACATCAAGGCCATCCAGGACTTCCTGAACCTGGCGGACGGCCAGGACGTGGAGATCCTCGGGCACTCCCGGTTCGCCCTCTACCGTCGGACGGACGGGGCCGTGTTCGGTGAGAGCAAGCCCTCCCACAAGTTCCCCAAGTTCAACGCCGGGGAGGATGACCCCGATGCCCACGTCTGGACCCTCAACAAGGCGGACGTGCGTGCGGCCATCCTCCATGCCCGAGCTGGAGCGTCTTTCGAGGACGAAAGGGTGTGGTTCCGTCCCCTGGAGGGTAAGGAGATCGAGATCGGAATGGCCCGCGTGGCGGGAGGCAACTCCTTCACCCAGGTGACGTGCTCCGAGATGACGAGCGGGACGGACGCCAAGGCCATCCCGGACAACGGTTTCCCGCTCTCCTACAAGGAGCTGGAGAAGGTGCTGGACTCCTACAGCGAAGATGATGTGCCCTTCGGCATCACGCCCAAGGGTGGTCCCAACGGCATCGTCCGCTTCATGGAGAAGCGGGAGAAGGACCAGTACATCACCTTGGTCGCCTGGCGAAAGAAGTAGCTCATGGTCTCGCTCCCCGCTCTCCCCGACATCGACCCCCTCCGTGGCCGTCTGAACCAGGCCATTGGACTCCGTGAAGGTGTCCGCAAGAACCTGGAGAAGAACGGCCTGGAGATCCAGACCTTGGAGGAAGAGGAGGAGCTGACCGAGCTGGTGGGAGCCCTGTTCCACACCATGATCGACGCCGAGATCGTGGATGGGGTCAAAGGGACCGAGAAGCTGATGACCGAGGGGTTGCAGTCGGTCTTCGACGACCAGGACCTCTCTGTTACGGGCTCCGTCGAGGTGCAGCGGGGCAAGGTCTCCGTGGACCTGCGGACCCGGAACAACCTGGAGGACGGCAACATCATCGAAGGCTCCGTGAACGATTCCTTCGGTGGAGCTGTCACCACGGTCGAGTCGGTCCTGATGCGGATCATCGTCGTCATGCGGCGGGAGATGCGATACCTCCTGCTCCTCGACGAGTCTCTCCCGGCGTTCGATGTGAACTATGTTCACAACATGGCCAAGTTCCTGAAGCTCCTTTGCGAGCGGTTGGGCATGGACATTCTGCTGGTGACGCACAACCCCACCTTGGTCGAGGCAGGCTCGCGTGCGTACCTGATTAAGAAGAAGGCGGTCGCCCGATTCGTCGAGGCCAAGTAAGTGCCGTTGCTCGGTCAAGCGTCGGGAGGGCCTGTACCTCCTCGTTCTGAGGAACCCAAGTGGAAGTCCTTGGAACCCCACGTTGAGGCCATCTCCAAGCTCTCCCTGAAGCGGGGGGATGTCTTGCTAGTTCGGATGCCTGCTGGCTCGTCAAAACAAAGCCTGATGGAGGCTCGTAGCTTGTTCGAGGACACGTTGGACGAAGCCCATCTCGACAACCCCATAGTGGTCCTTGCCAAAGGGGTAGAGGTCTCGGTGGTGTCGCCGCCCAAGGAAATCAACGACCTTCCTATCCCTTTACTGGAGAACCGAGATGGAAGCTGAACCCTTGGACATCTTGGAGCTTTTGGGGGTGGTGGAGGAGTCCCCGACAGATCCTCTCGCTTTGAAGTTCCGGGACTTTCATCGGAAGAATCCCAAGGTCTACGACCAACTCCGGGAGTTGGCCCTCAAGATGCGAAGGACCGGTCGGAAGAAGTATGGGATCAAGAGCTTGTTTGAGGTTCTTCGGTGGCATCGAGCCCTAGCCACGACGGATGACGACTTCAAGCTGAACAACAATTACACCGCCTACTACGCCAGGTTGCTCATGGAGAAGGAACCCGAATTACAAGGCTTTTTCGATCTCCGAAAGAGCCGGGGGGATACCAAGTAGATGGCTACACCAATCACGCCGGACATGATGGGTACGTCCCCAGAGCCACCCCCAGAAGACCCTTCCCCCAAGGAGATGGGATTCAAGGATGCTCCCCGCGAACCTGAGCCTCCCGAGACCGAGGACGACTGGAAACAGGTGGCCTACCGCCTGTGGAGGATCATCGACGACATCGACACGATCTCCGACATGGCCAAGGGGAACGACCGGGTGTACCGACAGCTCGTGGAGAAGAAGCAGAGCATGAGAGGGGAAGTGCTCCCCGAGAAGATCGTGGACGAGCTGTACGAACGCTTCTACATCGAGCCCAAGTTCGATGGGGGAGATGGCCCCGAGACCGTGGGAGACATGTTCCAGATCATCGAGTGGCCTGACGGAGAGAACCCCGATCCCAAAAGGAACCCGTAGCTGATGTGGTGGGACTACGAGGACATGCCGAAAAAAGGCGGTTCGCCGAACGGGAGGTCCCTTTTCGGTCTTGCCGAGCAACTGCTGGAGACCCTGCACCAGGTAGACCGAAAATCGAAGCTCTCGATGGCCCTGGGGGTGCTGGCTTCTGTGGGCCATGTCAAGGGATACATCACCGCTCAGGACACCCTGGAGAAGCGTCTGAAGAAGATGGGCCTCACCGAGACCCACACGACGATCCGGGACTTCACCTACCTGACCCTCAAGCGGATCGCTGACCCGCCCGACAAGCCCTACGCCAACAAGGATGACGACGTGGAGCTTCGCCGGTTCAACCTCGACGGGTGTGAAGTCTACTTCCGAGTGGAGCAGGGTGGGGTTCGAGTCACCGCCGGGGCCTACGTTCACGACGTGGACGAGTTCAAGACCAAGTTCCGGGACTTCTTCTGGCGGGCCTTCGACGGCAACGATGTGGTCCTCAACGTCCGCCGCAAGGGGTACGACTCCTGGGTGGAACCCCACGAACTTCCCAACGAACGAGGCATCGTCATCGGGGACGTGGACCGTGAGGCGGTCGAAGCCAAGCTCAAGCCCTTCCTCGACCGAGGCCAGGGATGCACCCTGCTGATCTCCGGACCTCCGGGAACGGGCAAGACCACCTTGGCCCGACACATCGCTGGGGGACTGGGACACACGCTCCTGGTGACTCCCGAGGCGATGGAGGAGATCTCCGCTCCCTCCTTTGTCGAGGTGGTGGACCTGCTGGACCCCGAGGTGCTCCTCCTGGATGACTTCGACCGGGTTTCGAGCTGGTGGGTCAAGCGGTTCCTGGCCGAGATCGGTGTCCTCAACGAGAGGATGCGGAACACCGCCAGGTTGATGATCGCTACCGTGAACGACCTGGATTCCCTCGACGTGGCGATGAAGCGTCCGGGCCGGTTCGACATGCTGGTGATCATCAAGCGGCCCAAGGTCCGTGAGATCGAGGGCATCCTCTGTCACTACCTCATCGAGATGGACGTGGAGCACACGAAGAAGGAAGTGAAGAAGGCCGCTCGGAAGGCCAAGGGCTTGTCCGGGGCCTACATCCGGCTGCTGGCGGAGTGCCTCTCTATCTACGGGATGGAGAATGCCAACCGGGAGGTCCGGGAGGTCCGTGCTCAAGCCAAGGCGTGCGGAGACCTGGAGGAGCCGGAGAAAAAGAAGAAGGAGGGGGACACTCCGGAAGACGAACCCAAGAAAATATCTTCGGCGATGTAGGAGGAGAGATGCCTGACCAACCCATCGACTTCCAAGAGAAGCGACGAACCAAGGTCCGCAGGGATGTGGCTGATGCCGTCATGGAGGACATGGGGGTGGACGCCGAGTGGCTGGCCCACATTGTCGGGGAAAGTGCCCCTGACGACATGCGGGACGCCTTCGCCGAGGCCCTGGACCGCAATGCCATGTACCGGGCTTTCGACGAGCGACGGGCTAAGGAGCAGGAGGCGGCGGGTATCCCAGGGGACCGTTGCTGCAACTCCGTCTGTGAGCAGCATCAGTCGGTGGAGCGAGAGGTCGAAATCCCTTCTGAGACCATCGAGGGGTGCATGGAGATCCGGCCCGAGGGCAAGCGGGACTACTGCAAGCGGGGAGCTGCTTCTTCCCAGGGCTGCCTGTTCCAGATGTTGGAGCACCCACCCAACTCCTTGAGCTACCCGAGCTGCAAGATCCCGAGCCACGCCGAGGCCATCCGGATGCTTTCCCAAGCTGGATTGTTCGAGGCGGACGAGTACGGGAATTCCGATGGCACGGACTTCGCCTTCCAGCAGAAGGCTGTTCGCAAGCTCTGGTGGGCCTACGTCCATCTCCTGTTCGAGAGTGGCAAGATCCCCCACATCCACCCCAACTGTCCCGAGGACGGCGATCCGGGTGCAGCCAAGGAGCTGTTCTTCAAGGAGTGGATGGTGGAGAAGCCATGAGTCTCTGGACGGCGATCTTGAAGCTGATGCCCGGAAGGTGCCCCGAGTGTGGGACCAGGCTGATCCATCGAAACGGTCTGACCACGACGATGCTGTGGCCCGGTACGGCAGAGGCGTGGGTTTGTCCGAGCTTGTGCTGGGGGAAATGCAAGACCTTCCTGGGTCACGGCTGGCAGGTAGAGGTCACGGACAACCGTGAGTTCCTGATGGACATTGCTAACCGGCTGTCACTCCCCGTGACTGTCACTGAGATCAAGGACAAGGATGCCAATCCAGCTTGATCAGGACCGCTGGCTCTCCTTCGACGACCCCCGGTTCTTCCGCACAGGGTATCGCTACCGGGGGACGGGCTTCACCCTGTTCCTGTTCACGGACCAGGCGGTAGGCGACATGATGCTGGTGGTTCGTGACCGTTGGGGAACCGAGGTTCACCACCACGTCATGAGCCTGGTCGAGGAGGAAGCCAGGGACTCCGCCTGGTGGGACGAAGGCAAGAGGATTGCCGAGGACATCGTGAACATCGTGGCTCGGACCAACTCCTTGGACATCCCTGGGGGTTGATGCGGTAGTGTAAGGCACAACCCCCCAAGATATGGAGGATGACATGTCCTTGACGTTGCTCGACAAGGTTCGGATGCGGGAGATGCTGGAAGGGGAGACCCACCACGATCTCCGCGAGCTTCCGATGAGGGATCTGGTGAAGCGTATGCCGATCCAGTGGGGAGCCAGGGACAACCTGTTCCCGCTGAAGGTCGCCTTCTGGCCCGACACGAGCCACAAGGTGATGGCGGCCTACTACTTCGGGATGCACAAGATCGAGAAGGCGGTCAAGGCCCCCTTCCCGTTGTTCGAGACCGTGGACATCAATTCCGGCCAGGTCCAGATCGCCTGTGGCGAGGTGCTGTTCGAGGACACCTCGGACCTCGACTCCATGTTCACCATGCCGGTTCCGGGCTTCCTGTTCGGCGGTGGTGAGACCGCGATGCCCGCCGCCGAGGAGCAGGAGATGGGCTCCTGCAATCTCTGGTGGAGCAAGGACACCGGGGAGATCGGCGGCAGCAGCCTCCTGATCGACTCGGGTGAAGGCTTCTATAGCCTCGGTCCCGTGGCTCTCCACGAGCTGCTGCACGCCTGTGGCTTCGGTCACGACCGGTTCACGCCGGGGTCCGTGATGTACCGGAACTTCGGCGACGTGCGGGAGATGGGCCGCCCCCTGGCGAGGGCTTTCCGTCAGATGTACGGCATCCCCGACCCCAAGTAGGAGTAGTAGAGGCATGACCCTGACCTACTTCACCGCTGCTGCTGGTTCTGGGGCAGTTCAGATCACCATGGAGGGGGCTGCCCAGGCAGCCACGATGGGGATTCGGACCTTGTTCGTGTCTTTCGAGATGGCGAATGCCACCAGGATGCCCTGGGACGACGCTCGGGACCTTTGGCTGAAACGCCGAGCAGGCCGGGTGGGCTACTGGGGCTTCTTGGAGGGCATGAAGCAAAGGTCGAGGAGGAGGTGTTGGCGGCAATGAACGGACCCGAGCCCAAGCCCAACATCATCTCCGACAAGTCCCACATCATGCTGGGGAACACGAAGTTCGACATCCTCTCCGACTCGTCCAACGTCGTGATGGGGAACAGCAAGGTCATTTTCTCCAAGCTGTTTCGTTTCCAGTGTGGGTGTGGCGAGGAGCTGGGGTACTTGGACGCCGAGTTCGATTTTGACAAGCTCGACCCGAAGTTCCATGTGATGGCCGTTCAGATGATCCAGCAGTCGGGGATGAACCTGGTTCTCCCCCGAGGAGAGAGGCACACGTCATGTCTGAGAGTGGTCTCTCCGAGTTCCGCATCGAGGAGCTGTTCCTGCACGCCCAAGAAGTCGAAGGACGACAACTTGCCTGTGGTGAAGACGGTTGTGCAGCGGATCATGGCGACCTTGGAGAAGCTCTTGCGGAGCTTCTTCGGTTCCGGAGGTCACGGGTGAAGAATGAAGGAGCCATCCGGCAGAAGATCAAGCAGATCACCACCAGGCATCTGCACAAGATCCTGGACCGCAACCTGCGGGAGCGTCCCGAGAACTGCCAGTTCAACGAGACCCGAAAAGGTGAAGGCACCTTGGGGGTGCAGGTCTGCGGCTACAGGGACACCCCTTACGGCCAGCTCTGTGACCGTCGCTTTGGCGGGGTCGAGGTCGCCAAGACCTGTGGCTACTTCTCTTCTCACCTCTCCAAGCAGGAGATGAAGGACCGTTTCCAGCATTGGCTCACCACGGCTAGCATGGGGGAGATCGCCGCCAAGTTCCCCGACATCGCCGCCTTGATGTGGATGTTGGATGACCCCAACGGCCAGCGGAACATCGAGCTGGAGATCCCCGAGGAAGAGTCCGTGGACCGTCCTGCTGTGGCCTCGGCTACGACTGAGGACATGATGGTGTCCTCTGAGGTCGAGCTGGAGCAAGCCCAGCAGACCGTTGTCGAGCAGGCTACCCAGATCGATCAGCTCAACCGGACCTTGGGACAGAAGGACCGCATCATCGAACAGCTCAAGAACAGCGACGGGAACGAAGGTCGTTTCCTGTTCAGGGGGGACCCGAAGAAGCATGGATAGCCTCCTCCAACCGATGCCCGCCCAGTGGAAGGGCCGCAAGGGCGTCCCGTTGATGATGGAATTCAAGGTGGACCCCCAGCTCGCCCCGTTTCTGGTTTCCAGCTCCTCTTCTGTGATGTGGGTCTCCTCGGTTTCATCGGAGGGGAACATCCGGGCTGCCGTCCGTCGAGGCGTCAAGGAAGTGGGGTTCCTGTTCCAAGAGATGGTCGAGGCCATCACCTCGATGGGTCGGGAGGCCAAGTGGGGCAACGTCCACGAATTCTCGACCGACGGAGTTAAGCTGGCGATCCAGCACGTCCAGTCCTACGACCTCACCAAGGTCGAGATCCTGATCCACCGGAACAGCCTCAAGGAGCTGTTCGGCAAGGAGATGGAATTCGAGGGTGTCCCCGTCCAGCCGGTGAACTGGCTGAAGGAAGGGACCGCCATCGTACTGCCCCGAGACCGCTCTTACGTGGGGGTCGTGTCCCGATTTGGAGGCACCAGCGTCTTGGGTGTCGTACACAACGCCAGCAGAGGAGTAGGGATTGCAACTCGATGACCTGGTTGCAAGAAGCGATGGAGGCCCTGATCCTCACCGAGGAAGCGGAAGCCTACTTGTTGGGGCGTGGAGCTGTGCGGGAGTCCTTCACCGAGCTGGGTGAGGGCACCTGGATCACTTCTCCTGCTCCCCACCCAGACCCCCACTTCCACAAGCAGTACGGTCCCCACGGCGAGCGCCTGGAGGGCTGGCTCACCTGTCCTATCCGGACTCCCCGAGGCGAGTACATCGGTTTCGAGGCCCGTCCTGTAGACCAGAAGATCATCACCCGCTACCTGGACTTCCCCAGGGCGTACTGGGTTCCCATCTGGATTGCCCATCAGGATGCCGCAGCGAAGCTCTGGGCCGGGGGTTCAGCTTGGGTCGTTGAGGGAAGGTTCGACCTTTATGCGATGGAGCACGTCGTCCCCGAGGCGGATACGGTGGTGTGCTCTGTCCGAGGTGTGATGACCCAGAAGCACGTCGAGTATTTCCGACGGCTTGGGTGTCATGTGAACCTCGTCTACGACCGGGACGAGCAGGGTAGGATCGGTACTGAGAATTCCCTTGGGTGGATGCGTTCCTCCGGGGTGTCGTGTCAGGAATTCCCCTACGTCGGCGGCAAGGACCCCGGCGCAATCTGGGACAAGCAGGGCCTCGAAGGGCTGAAAGAAGCCTTCCTGGTCTGAAGGAGAGATTCGATGTCGGGTGAAATGTGGAAAGCCAAGCCAGAGATCATGGACATGATGAAGCAGCTCGTCGCCAAGCACCAGCCGGACCTGGCGCTGGTGGTGGACGAGATTGCCATCGTCTTCCAGGAGAAGGCGGGCAAGAAGGCGGGGACGGTCATGCTCGGCAGCGTGCAGACCGCGAACCCCCTCCTCAACGTCCTGTCGGGTGAGGACTACAAGTTCATCATCAAGCTCCCGGCGGACGAGTGGCAGGACTTGACCGACAAGCAGCGGGAAGCTCTCCTCTTCCACTTCCTCTGCGGCTGCCGGGTCATCGAGGACGCCGAGAGCGGCGACATCAAGTGCTCCGTCGGTCCCCCGGACGTGGACTACTACTACGACGAGCTGGACCTCTACGGCGACTGGAGGCCCCGTGAGGAGGACGATGACGGTCCTTCGCTGATGGACCTTCTCCAGGGGACCGTGGCTCCCTCCCAGAGGGCTCCTGGGGCTGCTGCCTCGACCGAAGAGAAGAAGCAGGACGGAGACACCGCCGAGTAGAGTAGTAGATCGAAAGAGGGGCGTGCCGTGAGCTTCGATACCAAGTACAGACCTCTGAGCTACGGCGATGTCCTCGGTCAGCAGGCCACTATCGATCTGCTCAAGGAGTACGTCCGGTCCGGCAAGGGCTTCCACCAGAGCTACCTGTTCGCTGGAGCCCACGGATCAGGCAAGACCACCTTGGGTCGCCTCTTGGCCCGAGCCCTTCTCTGCGAGTCCCCCAAGGACGGCGAACCTTGTGACGAGTGCTCCTCGTGCAAGGCGTTGCTGGAGTACGGAACCAGCGATAGCTTCACCGAGCTGGACGCTGCGAACAACTCCGGCAAGGGGGACATGAAGAAGATCATCGAGGAGCTGTCCTACTCGACCTTCACCGGGAACCGCCGCCTATACTTGTTCGATGAGGCCCACCGCCTCTCCACCCAGGCTTACGACGCCCTGCTCAAGCACCTGGAGGACACCGACCCGGCGACGGGTGAGACCCACCTGGTGTGCATCTTTTGTACGACAGAGCCCGAGCGTGTGAAGGACACCATCAAGTCCCGGTGTGCCTCCACCTTCGTCATCGAGATGCAGACGCCCGAGACCATCGCCGGACGCTTGGAGCACATCTGCAAGGAGGAGGAGCTGGAGTTCGATCCCGAGGTGCTTCCCTTGCTGGGAGAGCTGAAGGAGTGCCACGTTCGAGATGCCATCAAGGCCCTGGAAGGGGTCTCGATGATGGGGGAGATCAACCAGGAGAACGTCGAGAGGTATCTCCACCTTGACCTTCACCGCTTGTACCTCGATGTGCTGACCAAGCTCGGGGATGACCTCCAAGGTTCCCTCGAAGATGTCCGGGAGCTGCTCAAGCGGGTCTCTCCGACGACCATCTACGAGCGTCTGGCCCATCTCTGCGTGCTGGCCTACAAGGTGAAGTTGGGGATTGCCACGCCGCCTTCCTACTGGGATTCCGAATCCGTCACGGAGCTGGGGAACCGCTACGACAAGATGTTGCTCAAGTTCGCCGAGACCTTTGCCCAGAAGCCGGGTCGTCCGGTGCCTTCTGTCCTGGAGTGTGACCTGATCCATCTGCATTTCATGGCAAACGGTGTCGCCCTTGTGACAACCCCCTCCGATGCTGCAACAGCATTTGTCCCACCACCTGCTCCGGTACCTCAAAAAACCCAAGAAGAGGACTCCTCCCCTGAAAAAACGGAGGATACCCCCTCGCAAGTTGCAGAACTTTCTAAAAAAACCGTGCCCTTGCCTAAAAAAGAGGTGGACGAAAACCCGAGTAATGTTGCTATATTGACCCAGGACGACGAAGTTACGGCCAATGGGGTCTACGTCGTTGGTAGAGCCAAGTCACGGGGGGGCGATCAAACCGCCGCCACGGGCTCTACTTCTGGGCCATCTCAGCTAGACGGTCCTACCTTTTGCCATCTTCTTGCCCTTCGTGTTTCTGAGCTATCCGAGGGGCGGAAGCGTGGATCGTCGGGATGACCCAACCTGGGCGGCTCTCGAACTGAGTCGTGTAGGAGAATTGAAGATCGAAGACGGCTCGTTAGAGGATCTCCTCCAACGTGACCTCGATCTCCCTCCTAACTTCCCCATCTTCATTCCTGCCGCAAGCTACCCCCGAGATGGAAAGCTCGTCACGATCTTCTTGGTCGAGGGCTACTGCTTTGTAGGGACTGGGCTTCCCGAGGTGATGTACTTCGCCTTGGAGGAAAAACCCTACGTCAACAAGGTCATATCCTTTGTTGGACCCCACGGCATCCGGGCCTTGAGTGCCATCCCCAACCAGCAGATCCAAGACATGAAAAATCAGCTTCACGAGCTGACCTCCGAGGACATTCAAGAAGGGTCAAGGGTCAAGATCACTGAGGGCATCTATCGCTCCCTGGAAGGGGATGTGGTGCATGTGAAGGGGGAGGAGGTCGCGGTGAAAATCGTCCTTCGTTCGATCCACGTCATCACGACGTTGCCTCGTGTGTTCGTTGAAATCCTGAATCCGCAACAGGTAGGTGCATGATGGCAAGTTGGACCGGACACCAAATGGTAGACCCCACCGAGATCGAAACACGGTTCAGCAACGAGGACAGCCTCTCGGCGATGGACTCCATCTTCACCGAGCCCTCCGAAGAGTCCCAGGAGATGATCGTCAAGGTGAAGGAGATCATGGAGGCGTTCTTACCGCCCCGAGAAGCCGACTTCATCGACCTCTACTTCTTTCGACGGCTCCGGCAAACTGACATCGCCGCCATCTTCCGAGTCTCCCAGCCCACCGTTTGCTACCGCCTCCAACGAGCCACCGCTCGCATCCAGTTCATCCTCGGCCTCCCCGACATCGGGACCGTGCAGCTTCGAGAGCGCATCCAGGAGTTTCTTCGGGACCCCCTCGACGTGGACATCATGGTGCTCATGTACGAAACGACGTGCCAGAGCGAAGTGGCGAAGCGCCTCGGGGTCAGTCAGGGTCTCGTCCGGCACCGCTTCATCCGAAGCATCAAGCAGATGCACAAGGACGAGGACATGGAGGAGTATGCCGAGCTGTTTTCCACCATCGCCGAGAATTTGAACATCCTCCGCGAGGTCCAACGGAACCCCCCTCCAGAGCAAGTGCTTCGCATCGTCACCTGATCCTCTCCCGGTATTCTTCTTATCCGACCCCCTTTGTGAAGCCCTCGTTGAGAGGAGTAGGTGTGTCTGGGTCCGAACGACGAGTTGTGATAGCCCGATCAGTAGCCCGACGGTGGGTGGAGAAGAAGGCTGCCCCTGAGTACCGTTTCACGGTGCTGGGGGACACCCCCAAGGTCCGGACCCTCACGGGTCTCCTACGTTCGTTCCGTGATCGCAAGATCGCCATGGACAGCGTGGACCCTCTCCCCGACCTGGGCATCTGCGAGAAATTCGAGTCCGTGGAACTGTGGTCCTCGAACCGTCAGGCGATGCTTACGCTGAAAGCCTGGTGCGAGAAGCGGGGCATGGAAACCACAGGACTTTGGTAGGAGGCGACGGTGGCTCTGAGCCGGATTCAGTCGAGCTTCTCGTACTCGTCCTCCAGCGGGGGACAGTCGTACTACTTCACCGTCTTGGTGGACGAATCGGGGCTGATCACCGTGGGGAACATCCAGAGTTCCTCCGGGGCGGTCTGCGACTCGACTACAGGTGTGCCTCAGACGGTCCTCGATGACATCCAGACGGCCATCGGCCAGGTGGAGACACTCATGAGCCTGACTTCTGCCGCCAACGGGACGGTGACCTTCGTGGCCCAGACCTACGTGGACATCGTGTTCGTCGAGGCCATGTCCACGACGAGCTACCGGGTGACGTACTCCAAGGAGGACTTCATCCAGGTCCGGACCATCAACAAGACCCTCACCGGATTCCGCATCGAGGTAGGGAGCACCTACTCCGGCGACATCGGGTGGGACGTGTTCGTGTAGGAGTGACCGATGGCCCAAGATCCCTTGCAGATTGATGCCATCCGGGTCGAACCGAGTCTGGCCGGGACACGTACCCTCACGGCGGACCCGACCACCGGGGGACTCCTGTTCACGGACCCTGTGGCCTCCACGGGCATCCTGCTCAAGGCCCTGGCGGGCTTGAACCTCGACAACTTCCTGGTCGTGGGCCAGGGGGACTTCGCCCAGTACAGTGCCATCCAGGACGCCATCGACGCTATTCCCCTGACTGCCAGCGACTCGGACCCGTGGGCCATCTTCGTTGGCCCCGGTGTTTGGATCGAAGACCTGGTGCTGGAACGCAACGGCGTCATCATCATCGGCTTCGGGGCTATCCTCCAGGAGGACGTGGCCCTCGATACGTTGACCATCCAGGCCGGGGGTGGGACCGTTCCCGAGTTCTGCATCCTTCAAGATCTGATCGTCACCAATACCCGTAACGGCGGGGCCTGTGTCCGGGTCATCGGAGCGGCAGCTTCGACGGTAGGACAGGTGGGGATCTCCCTGGAGAACTGTGGCCTCATCGCCAGTGGCGTCGGTGGATACCCGATCAGGGCCAACTCCGTGAACATCATCAACGTCAACGGTGGGGACTGGGGCGAAAGCTCCCAGACCTCCTTGACGCTGATCGAGGAAGTCGCCGCCTTCAAGGTGAACGGCGTTCAGGAGATCACGGGCCTGCAGCTCGACTACGACACCACGGGGGCCTTGCCTATCGTCGGGGGCTCCGAGTACGAGATCGTCGGGTCCAACTCCATCGCCAAGACCTCGACCCTCACTCCGCCGGTCTCCTCGACCTTGAGCGGGGCCGGTTCGTTGACCATCGCCAACTGCCCGAGCGTGGCGGAGACACGGGTGTTTGGGGACCGGACGTTCCTGGGCTTAGGGAATCAATTCGGGAACTTGCAGATCCAGGGGACCACGGCGGCCCGGCTGGTGGGCTCGACCCGAGGGACGGTCTTGGGGACGGGGACCTTGGACGAGCCGATTCTCCAGGGAGTGGTCGCCTTTATTGCTAATAGTTCCCGGACCATCACGTTCGCTGTGCCTCAGTCGGATGCTACCTACAAGGTGCAGCCCGAGCTGCCATCGGCTCCCGTTGGGGCGGCATGGCCCACCATCGTGAGCAAGACGGGGGCTGGGTTCATCATCGAATTTAGAGATGCTGCGGCGGTGCCCGTAATTCAGAGCATGACCGTCGGCTGGACGGCTACCAGGGAGATGTGATGTCGGATTTCTGGAACGAGTTTCTCTCCTCACCGATGACGGCGAGTCCGTCAGAGGAGTTCATGACTCCCGAGACTCGCTTGGGCCGTGCCGCTACGAGCCCCATGCGTGACCTGACGACCTACGGGAAGCTGGAGACCGACTTCGGCCCTGGCGTGAAGGCCGGGACTCGGGTGGCGTTCGCTGACGAGATGGAGGCGATCCTTTCCTACCCGAACCCGCCGGAGCCAGGGACCGAGGGCACTGTCGTCGTGGTCCGGGCAGCGGGTGGGGATTCGACTTTCTCGGATGGTCGAGCCCATGTGAAGTGGGACACCGGGGACTTCGGAGCGATCCGTTTCGAGCACCTGGTCTTCCCCAAGAGCGGCAACAAGAAGGCGAGTGCGGCTTTCGCCATGCGGTTCGGCAACTTCGGGGACTTGTCCCTGCTTTTCGGGGCGACGGAAGGCCCGGATGAGCTGGTCCACAAGGCCACGAAGGATCTCTGGTCGTTCAAGAAGGACGGCGAGGATTATGTGATCGAGCGCCTGTTCAACGAAGGTGGCGGACCCCTGAAGGTCTGAGGAGGATAGGACGATGACACTGAGAAACGACCTGATCAAACTCGCTCACGAGAATCCCGAGCTACGTGCCCAGCTTCTCCCCCTCGTTGGGAAGACGGCTGGGAGCAACGGCTGGGATACCCTTCGGCAGATCGCCGACTACAAGGAGCTGGTGCTGGTTCACCGGAGCCTGGCCGGGGCGGACGATCAATCCGCCGGGCTGCTGCGGGATGTGATGGACAAGCTCGCCGATGAGCTGGAAATCAGTCGAGGCGCTCAGGAGGCACTGAATCGCCTTCAGTGGATCGCCAAGAACGGCAAGAGGGCTGATTCTGACCTCTTGCGGAACAACATCTTCAAGGCGGCCAACTCGCTGGGCATCAAACTCCCGAGCGGCATGTTCGCTTCCCAGGGGAAGCCGAGAAGCTCAAAGGGCTGACAACCCCCATGGCGTGACGCTGATTTCCCTATAAGAACGGGAAGGGTAGGACGAGCGAGAGGAACAAACGATGGTGGACCCCAGGCGAATTGCCCAACGGCACATGGTCCGAACAGCGGGTGAAGTCCGCTTCATCAAGGACCGTGGGAACGACCAGGGACAGTGGGCCTGGGGGGATGCACCTCCCTCCGAGCGAGAGTTGTCCGCTGAGTTCCAGTTCAAGGGTGGACAGCTCAAGCCCGTGGTTCAGGCCCTTCGTTCCACGCTGATGGCCCTCGGTCATGCCCAGTCGGCCTACAACCAGTTCACGAAGCTCAAGAGCGCCCAGGTGTCCCCGGACGGTCGCTTGGGGGGTCGTGGGTACATCCAGAAGATCACAGATATGCGGCGGCAGTACATGAACTGCTCCGAAGCACTGTCCTCCCTCTCCGACACCCTCTACGACGAGATCAACGCCCCCCACTGGAACCCAGCCGAAGAAGACCTCGGTTCCCGTGAGCGGGAGGAGGTCCGGAACATCGTGGAGGACGCCGAGGAGATCCGCAGCGACCCGAAGATGTGGGCCGAAGAGGAAGAGGCGGAGCTGGACGAAGAGAACGAAGAGGCGGACGAGAACGCCGACGACAATGAGATCGAGAACAGCGTGCAAGCGAGCCTGAACAAGACGGCAGCCTTGCTACAGGGTGCTGCCTTGGTCCACCGAGTTGCCTCTCGGTACGAGACCGAGCGGAGGGCAGAATGAGCAAGCGTGACCGCAAGGATGCCGAGTCCCAGCTCCCACAAGGGGAGTTCATCCTCTCGACGGGCTCCAACTACGGGATGGACGGCTTCGACTTCGACACGCCCTACGACGAGGGCAAGAACAACGGGCAGGACAGCTCCTACAGGCTGCCTGGTTCCGCTTCCAGTGGCATGTCGAGTCTGCCTGGGGACATGATGGCCTCTGACCATTCGTTCCCGGACATCCCGGCCAGTGCCCTCGAAGAGGAAGGCGTTGGGGACATCACCGAGATGATGAAGGAAGGGAGCCTGGTCGGACTGGGCTGGCTCCATGGCGAGCAAGATCCCTCCCGGCTGCCCCACGAAACCCACAACACCATGATCCCCGAGCTGGAAGAAGCCTGGGGAACCCTGCGTCGAACGGACGGCCTCGGCCTGGTCCCGAACATCGACCCCGAGATCGCCGACTACGAGCACGTCGCTCGGGAGACCCCCAAGAAGGCCACCCGTGAGGAGCTGGCCCGTGTGGTCCAGAGGGCCATGCGTCGGTCCGCCTACGGGGAGCCCCTCCGGGACATCCTCAAGCAGGCTGCCGAGGATCTCGGTCCGGCCAACGTCAACCGCGTGCTCAAGGCCATGCAACAGGTCAAGGCAGAGCACGGACTCGCTGGCAAGGTGTTCATCCGGGCGTCCGCCTTCCCTGGCCTCTCCAACGGCAAGTGGAAGCAGGAGATCCGGAAGAAGTGTACCCAGGCCATCTACGTCATCGACAAGCAGGGCTCCGGTGTCGGCGATGTGATCAAGAAGGAGGTCGTCCAGTCGATCCCCTGGAACGTGGCTCTCGGTCACTACACGACCCTTCTCCAGGCCGCCGGACACAAGGTGGCGGCGAAGGGACACCCCAGGGACATCCTGAAGGCGGCGTTCCTTTCCGAGCCCACCCCCGTCAAGACCCACATCGACCGGGACAAGCCGATCCAGGTGATGCCATCCGACCAGGTGACCAAGGCCCAGGCGTGGGAGGACTTCAAGGCAGCCTCCAAGCCGGTCCGTGAGGTCGTCAACCTGATGGAGCGGCAGGCCGAGGAGTACCGCCAGAAGGTGCAGCTCCAGATCGCCAAGTGGGCCAAGAAGGGCTTGATCCGGACAGCAGAAGCCAAGCGCCTGGTCCAGAGCCCTGCCTCGCCCCACATGATCCTCCGGGCGGCGGCTTCCATCATCTTCAGCTTCGACGAGGGAGCCTACAGCGGTGGTGAGGGCTTGTCGGTGGTCAAGCAGTACGAGCTGTGGCCCGATGCCAAGACCGCCTTCAGTGAACTGGCTGCGTCCGAGCAGCAGGCCGTCGAGGATCAGAAGATCGCCGAGCTGGCTGCGAGGACGACCTTCGAGGCGGTGAACAAGCTCGTCCAGGGTGGCCTCCTGACCAACGGGGAAGGGAGCAAGCTGCTGGCGAAGAAGCTCACCACCGCCGACTGCATGAAGTACGCCTTCGCCATCATCTCCAAGCGGTCTCAGCTCAAGGGAGCTGTGGCGGCGACCCCGAAGGCCAGGGAGTACATCGGTGCAGGGAACCGGGGGTTGAACCGCCCCGTTGCTTCCGACCAGCAAGCGGCCCAGGCGTTGGCGAATCACCAAGACCCGACTGCCAGGGCGATGGGTGTCCTCTCCGAGCGAGATGCCATGCTCCTCAACGGCCAGCTCCGCAAGGTCATGGCCGTGGGTCTGATCACCGAGGGTGAGGCATCCCGGCTGAAGAAGCTGGGGAAGGGGCTCAACGAGACCCTGAAGCTCGTGGGAGCCATCATCGCCAAGAGGGCTGCCCTCAAGGGCGAGGTCGTCGTCAAGACCCCGGAGAAGGCCGACTACCGTGGTGCGGGTGAGCGGGCCATCCCCAAGCCCAAGGAGGCCAGTGACGAGGCCCGACGGCAGCTCAAGGCGTCGAAGCCCAAGGTCTCGGCCAACGAGCTGGAGATCCGTCAGATGGTCCGCTGGGCCTCCCAGGAGATGAATGGCGGTGTGGCGGGTAGTGAGCTGGACGCTCTGCTCCAGGCTCGCTTCTCCACGAAGCTGCGAGATGCGGCCAAGGATCGCATCGCCGCCCTGCGGGAGAAGCACGAGGGTTTGGCCGGATTCCTGTACGTGGACGCTTCCTCCTACGCCTCCCCCGAAGGGACCAAGGGCTGTGAGGAAGGTGGCCTGCGACACCGGGCCAACGGTCTGAAGTACGTGCTGGCGATGAAGCGGTGCTCGGGTTGCACCCTTCGGAACGCGGACGAGATCTGCCAGAAGTACAACAAGGAGCTGGTGCAGGCTGCCCCCGTCGAGGACCGCAAGGCGTACCAGGAGAAGTCGATTCGCCTGGCCGACGCCCCGGACCATGAGGTGACGGCTTCGCTGTTCGACCCCAACGAGTTCAACCTCAACAACAGCGAGCTGGAGGGGATGAACGTCGAGGACGCCCCCGAGTACGTTGATGTGGGGGACATCTTCTTCGGAGGCATCGAGCTGGGCTGATGAAGATTGACACCGATGGCATGTTCGTCTGGGCGGGCGAGGGGCCGGTCGAAGGCGTGGGGCCTGACGCCCACTACTTCAACCTCCCCGAGAGTGTCGAGGTACGGGAGTTCGCTCGGAGCGAAGCTCTCTCCAACATGCCCGAGGTCGCTGGGGATGCCGTCAAGGAGATGTCCGAGGCGGACGAGACCCCGGCCCAGGCGGAAGCTCAGGCGGAAGCGGGACCCCCGACCCCCGATGAGATCCAAGAGGAGCCCGGTGGGGAACAGGTCTCGACCCTCAACAGGTTCCTGGTAGACCAGGCGGAGGAGAACGTGACGAAGGAAAACGTGGAGAAGCTCGGATACGCCGACGGTGACATCGAAGACGTGCAGGACGCCAAGGGCATCATGCTCAACCTTCTGGCGATGTTGCGGGCTCTCCATTGGACGCACCAATCGATCCACTGGGCGACCCACGGGAACGCCTACTACGGGGACCACCTCCTGTTCCAGCGGCTCTACGAAGAGGGTCTCCCGGACGAGATCGACACCCTGGGTGAGAAGTGCGTAGCCTACTTCGGCTACTTCAGCGTGGACCCCATCTCCAACATGAACCGCACCCTGGAGTGGATCAAGGAGTGGTGGGACTGGCCGGAGGACAACCAGGACGAGTTCGCCATCATGATGACGGGGCTGAAGGCGGAGCGGGATCTCCAGCAGCAGCTCACGCTGGCCTACAAGTTCATCAAGGAAGACAACCAGATGACCCTCGGGTTGGATGACTTCCTGATGGCGATGGCGAATGCCCACGAGACCAACATCTACCTGCTCCAGCAGCGGCTCAACGGTCTGGCCAAGGTCGAATTCCAATTGACAGCCTCGGAGCGGAAGCTCCGGACGGCGGCCATCAAGCTGGCCAGGGAGAGCAAGGCCCTGCGGCCCCACCTCCTGCCGTTGCTCAAGGGGAAGTAGGGGAGAGACATGAAGCCCATCGACAACCGCCGTACCCGAGGACTTCCCCCCTTCCGCATCCTGGTGGGCGGATTGACCCAAGGTTCGGACCCGAGCCGTGGCACAGCAGGGAACCCTGTCCGGAGCCGGGTGGCCTTCGACCAGCAGATCTTCTCCACCAACGAGGGGCTGAACTACCTGGGTCATTCCGAAGGGGACATCCTGGCCGCCACGAGTGACCTGACGGTGGCCGACGACGATTTCACCACCGGGCTCACGGTGCTCCATCTGGGAGAGTACGAGCTGCTCTCCGGCGTCGATTTCGGTTCAGGGAGTGGGCCACCTGTGGCGGGTGAGGACATCACCAACACGGCCCCCAACGGTATCCTGACCTTGTTCGACACCGCAGGCCCTAACGTCATCAACGTCCCGGCTACCCTCCCTATCGTTCCGGGCACCGTCACGATCCACTGGATTTCGGGGGCAGCCCTCTACAGCCAGACGGACGATGGCCTGGGCGGGTTCACGGGGGATGGGACTCCGGGTGCTTCGGCCATCGACTACAACACCGGGGCGATCACGCTGGACACGGCGGCTCTCCCACCGGATGGGGCGACGACCATCACCATCGACTACACGCCGGTTGCCGTCCCTGGGAATGTTGCCACGGAGGTTGCTGCTGCCATCTCGAACCTCAAGGGCTTCACAGCCCTGGCGGTCGGGCCGGTGGTGACGGTGACGGGTCCGACAGGCCCCGACGGCGGTACGGTTCCCTTCTACGCCGTCTACGGGGGGAGCGTAACGAACTTCACGTTCGTCCCGGCGGACGGCTACTTGACGGTCGGAGCCCCGGTCATCGGACCCATCGACCAGTTGCCGTAGTCGAAAAGGCCGGAGACCGGCCTGAACCTCCGGCCTCACGCGGTACGATCAGGCAGGAGGTTTGGTTTTGACCACGCAGAGCCCAAGCAGGAAGAAGCTCCTCGCTTCCCTCGACCAGGATGTGACCAAGATCCAGGTCGAGACCGCCAATGGTGCGACCCGCTGGCGTACCCCCAAGGATCTGAAGGCCAGCGACAAGATCCAGATGAAGGCGGACGGCACCCTGTCCGTGATGAAGGGAACCCCAGGCCGCCGCAAGACGGTAGAGCTTCCACCGACTTCCACCGAGGCCGAGGCGAAGCAGGCCAAGAAGGAATCGGTGATGGCTTCGGACGCCGTGCTGAAGCAGGCGAGGAAGGACCCCGAATCTGAGAAGCTGATCGACCACATCATCGAGGCCATCGCCGAGGAGTCCGCTTCCCTGAAGTTTGAGCGAACCGAGGCGGAGCGGGAGGGGAAGCCCTCCGCCCAGCTATCCACCCGCCGGGTGAGGGCTCTGAAGACGGCTGCCGAGACCCTGATCGCCAAGAAGGAGAAGCTCACTTCCAAGGAGATCGACCTGGAGAGCCCCCAGTTCCATCGTCTGTTCAAGTTCGTCGTCGAGACCTTCCAGACAGCCATGGACGATGCGGGGATGGCACAGGAGCAATCCGAAACGGTTTTTGCCAAGTTCACGAAGCTGATGCAGGGTGACTGGGAGAACGAAGCCAGGAACAGGATGAAGCGCCCCTAATGAGTGGTCTTGCAGACATCGCCCGAGAAGTCGGGTTGTCGAACAACAAGAGCCGTACCCCAGCGGACATCGTGACGTTCGTGGAGGCCGACTGGGGCCTCAAGATGCGGCTCTACCCCGTGCAGCGGGTGATCCTGAAGGCCCACTACGGTATCCCCCTCGACGAGAAGAAGAAGAACGTCGAGATCACGGACTGGCGGCGACAGAACCTCAAGATCTACACCGAGGCCGACTACCTCCGGATGCTGTTCGATGAGGGCCGCTCCAACATCCGAGAGGTCATCCCAGGACAGCAGCGAAGAAAGATGGTCCTCCCCATTGGCCGCCGGTCAGGAAAGACCGCCCTGGCAGCCATCATCTCGGGGTACGAGACCTACGTGCTGATCCTGAAGGGCAACCCCCAGAGCTACTACGGGCTGCCTGCGACCAAGGACATCCAGATCATGGCGGTCGCCACCGACAAGGACCAGGCGGGCCTCCTGTACTCTGACGTGTCAGGATTTTTTAGGGAATGCAACTTCTTTGCTCCCTATACGGCGAACAACACCCTGACCTATGCCCGGTTCCAGACCCCCTACGACATCAACCGCTTCGGGAGTTACGCCGAGGACAACTCGGCCAAGGCCAGCCTCCGAGTCTCCTTCCGGTCCTGCGTAGCGAAGGGGCTTCGTGGTCCTGGCTACATCGTCATCATCCTCGATGAGCTGGCTCACTTCGTGGATGGCGGACAGTCGAGTGCCGAGGCGGTCTACCAGGCCGTGTCCCCCGCCGTGGCCACGTTCACGCCGAAAGACCCGACGGACCCCCGTGTTCCGATGGACCCGAGAGACCCCACCATCGACAAGAACAACGTGGAGACTGATGGCCGCATCATCGCCATCTCCTCCCCGTTGGGACGCCAGGGGTTGTTCTACAAGCTGTTCGAGATGGGGTTCCGAGGTGGCAGGGCCGCAGCGGACATGCTCTGCATCCAGGCCCCCACCTGGGAAGTGAACCCCACCATCCCTGCTGGGTACTTCGAGGGCGAGTACGCCAAGGACCCGGTGGCCTTCTTCACGGAGTTCGGGGCCGAGTTCACGGACCGGACCCGAGGTTGGATCGAGGACGAGCGAGACCTGGTGGCTTGCATCGACACCACCCGCCGTCCCCGTCAGTCGGCCCGAGCCCGGCAGCCCCACTTCATGGGCGTGGACGTAGGGCTCGTTATCGACCCCTCTGCGGTGGCTATCGGCCACCTGGAGCCTGGGAACGATGGCATCACGCGAGTCGTCCTCGACCACATCGACCAGATCCAGGCTGGGGAAGGGAAGTACGCGGATAAGGAGCGGCTGGAGTTCGATGATGTGGTCCAGTGGGTCTACGACCTGAGCCGACGGTTCTACATCTCCGAGGGGATGTTCGACCAGTGGGCTGGTATCCCCTTCGAGCAGGCGCTCATGAAGAGGGGGATGAAGCAGGTCAAGGCCGACCACATGACCAAGAACAAGCTGTCGGAGATCTTCAAGACCTTCAAGGACATGATGTACGACGGTCGGCTCATCCTCTTCGACGACCCCATCCTCGACGGGGAGAAGCACTGTACATACATTCAGCAGCTCCTTGAGCTACAGGCGGAGACCCACTCGAAGTACATCGTGACGGTGGAGGCCCCCAACATCGCTGGGAAGCACGACGACTTGGCGGACGCCCTGGTGAGGATGGTCTGGATCGCCTGCAAGAATCTGGGGAAGGCCAGCCACTTCGCCAAGGGGAACCAGGGGGGCGGAACGGGGTCGTGGCGGCAGGTCCAGGCGGAGGCCCGGATGCGGCACAAGCAGTTGAACCGCACTGGGAGCCACCCCTCTCGCCAGATCCCCAAGAAGAATTCGAGGAACCCAAGAGGGCTCGCAGCCATCAGGAAGCTCCGGTAATGCCACTATCGCCCTACACTCCTGTGAGGTCCGATCATCGGATGATCCGCAAGGTCATCGGGACGATGTACGGCACGAAGATGGTGACGAAGCCCTCCGAGTACGACCAGGTATCTCGGGTGTTCGTGAAGGCTGGAGGGTCGTGGGAGAGTCTGTTCAGGGGGTCTCCGGATGACCTGCAGCTCCTTCACAAGGTCATCAAGATCGCGGTGAAGAAGGGCTACTTGACGAAGAAGGAACCGTGGCTCGTAGGCGAGCCGGTAGAGTAGAGGGATGTCACGCTATAGCCGGAAGAAGAGGTACGTCCTCGGGTCGGAAGACCAGGCCGTATTCGATCACCTGGAACGGGCTCGGCGAGAGCTGCAATCCGCCGAGTCGAGGTGCCTCCAGGTGTTGGAGAACCGTGAAGCATCGGTCATGCGTGCTCAACAGACCCTCCGAGATCTTCGCGGTACGATGTCTATCCTGGATCGGGTTCGTACCCTGTCCTCCCCCTACGGGCCAAGCCCAGGAGTAACGGATGGCGAAGAGGAATAAGCCCGAGGATACCCGTGTGGTCCGCAAGGTGCCCCCGCGTCAGAAGGTGACGGTGGGGAAGCCTCAGAAGATCATCACGGGCTCAATGAAGCTCGGCTACCCGACCGTGGGTGGCACGGTCTGGGGAGCGGGTCAGAACGTCTACTCCCCCGAGTTGAGCACCGACTTCCTCGAACTGCCTCAGAGCATCGACGAGCAGCGAAACTACTACCGCTTCTTCTACGATAATGACCCCTTCGTGGGCCAGGCTATCGACCTCCTGGTGGAGCTGCCTCTCTCCAAGGTCCGTTTCGGGATGCCCGAGACCATGTACCCGGAGAACCGCCCCCTTGCCGAGGCGGCGTACCAGTGGGTCGAGCGGTGGGGCGACCGGATGCAGCTCCTCCGGCGGCTCATGGCTATCGTCTTCGACTACCACCTGATCGGTGAGGTCTGGATCTTCCTGGAGGACAACTCTCCGGAGGAGCCTGCTGATGTCCGCTACGAGAAGCGGAAGGTCGTCACTGACGAGGGAGAGGCCATCGAGGAGTGGATCGAGAGGGCCGACGCCAACGAGCGGGCGGTCAACTGGGTCAACAGGAACTACAAGGGCTGGACCGCCCTGAGAGTGCTCCCTCCTGAGCAGGTCCACATGGAGTCCTTCTCGTTCACGGATGCCAAGATCATCGAGCTGATCGTGGACGCCAAGACCAAGGACATCATCCAGAAGGCGGCGAACGGCGAACAGGATGCCATCCGTATCGTCGAGACCATGCCCGAGGAGATCCTCAAGTACGTCCAAAAGGGCGAGAACCTCCCGCTGAACCAAGACCCCGAGGCGGGCAGCTTCGTCCACTACATGCCCCGGACCAAGAGCGACTACGAGCCCCGAGGGCACTCGATTCTTCAGCGGTGTATTCGCATCCTCGTCCACCGGGACAAGCTCCGTCAGGCGAACGCCTCCATCGCCTCCCGCCACATGACCCCCATCCGGTTGGTCTGGGCAGAGGACATGGACATTGCCGACACCGAGGAGCTGCGTGAACAGGTGGACATGGCCCTGGTCGATCCCGACTACTCCATCGTCACCAACTTCGAGGTCCACTGGGAGGAGATGGGCAGCGACCAGCGGCTCCTCGACCTCTCCGGCGAGTACGACATCACCGACCGCCAGCTCTATGCGGGCCTGAGCATGACCGAGAGCCTCCTGTCCGGTGAGGGTTCCTACAGTGGGGACCGCATCAACCTGGAGGTGATCAACACCAGGTTCATGCTCCTTCGAGAGCTTCTCCAGGACTTCATCGACAACAACGTAGTGGCCCCGATGATGAAGCGTCTGGGCTTCGTCGAGATCGACAAGAAGACCGGCGAAGTCCTCCCCATCGTGCCACCTCTGAGCTTCACCAGGCTCTCGCTGCGGGACAACAGCGAGGTCTTCGACGCCATGTTCCAGATGTACCAGAAGGGCAGTCTGGACGTGGACGTGATCCTGGAGCTGCTGAACATCGACCCGGTGAAGACCCGGAAGAAGCTCCAGAGAGACCTCTGGACCCTCAATGACCCGCAGTACAACGAGCTGACCCGAGGCGTGTACAGCGAAGCTGGACGTGCCCTGGTAGAGAACTCCGACGTGATCGACATCATCGCCAAGAAGCTGGGTCTCAAGTACGCGAAGAAGGATGAGGGTGGTGACCGCTTCTAGTCGGTGATTTCCCTATCACAACCCCTCGGTAGGTAGATGATCACAGCTCTAACCCATCGAGTCGCCACCCGCTCTGTCCAAGGGGAGGCTCACCGAAGGTCCATCGCCCTGATGAAGTTCCTATCAGGGTTGGCGAACCGCCTTCGTGTAGGAAAGCACGTCTACGTCGTAGGCGGAGCTGTCCGCAACTTCGTCATCGAGCAGCCCATCAAGGACATCGACGTGATGATCGATGCCCTCGGGGCCGGTCATGATTCCGAGTGGTTCGCCAAGCAGGTAGCGAAGGCCATTCCCACCAAGACGAGCCTCACCACCAACCAATACGGCGTGGCGATCTTGACCGTGGCGGGGGACTGGGAGCTGGACGAGGAACTGATGAAGGGCGAGGTGATCGAGATCGCCAATGCCCGTAAGGAGAGCTACGGCGGGGAGGCTGGGAAAGGCTACAAGCCCAGCGATGTCGAGTTCGCCACGGTGGAGGAGGACATCCTCCGTCGGGAATTCACCTTCAACACGTTGCTCTGGAGGCTCTCTGACCTGGCTTCTGGACCCGAGAAGGCTGAGATCATCGACCTGACCGGGTGCGGGATGAAGGACTTGGAGGAGGGATTCCTCCGGTGTCCCTCGGACCCGGACAAGACCTTCACGGACGACCCGACCCGGATGCTCCGGGCCATCAAGTTCGTCGCCAAGTACGGCTTCAAGATCCCACCTGACGTGGCTGCTTCTATCAAGAAGAACGCGAAGAAGATGAAGCAGGCCCCTTGGGAGGCCATCGGCACCCTCTTCGTCGAGAACGTGCTCAAGGAGGCCACAGCTTCCGAGGCCCTGAAGCTGATGAAGAAGCTCGGGCTCCTCGATGTGGTGGCCGACATGGTGCAGGAGAACAAGCGGTTCTCTTCGTACCTGGTGCATCACCTGAAGAAGAACCCCAAGGTAGGTCTCCTGTTCGAGATGATGGACCTGGGCCTCCCCGTCGGGGCTGCCATCGGGTTCCTCGACCGCAAGCAGCAGGACCGCCTTCGGGAGATCACCGCTCCGTGGCCGGACGACAAGGCCGCCGAGTTCCTGGCGTTCCTGAAGAAGCCCATCATCGACAACGAGGCCATCATTGAGCGGTTCGACCTGCAAGGCCGTGAGCGGGGCAGCATACGTCCTGTGACCCAAGAGGTACTGCTGGAGACCCCCGAGCTGGCCTGGAACAAGCGCAAGCTCCAGCAGGCCGTGGAGAAAGCCATGACACGACAGAAGCGTGGGAGTGCGGAAGATGGTTTCAAGACAGGCGACCGTACTGGCGTTGGCCTGTTCATCCCTCTTCCCCCTGGTCTGGCACAGCAGTTTCCGGCTCTGGGGGATGACGACAAATCTCCACCTCACGTTACGTTCCTGTACATCGGGGAAGTCCCCGAGGAGCGGGAGGAGGATTTCCTCCAGGTCATCCAGGACTCCCTGAACAGCAACCACGCTCCTGTCCAGGGTCCGATCCGGGGCGAGTTCCAGGCCCTCGACTACTTCGAGCACCCCACGGAGGAGGGCGTGGACCGTGTAGCCATCGCCCCTGTCCGGTTCAACGAGGGGATGGAGGAGTTGCGGTGGTATCTCCGTGACCAGCTCATCTCCAACGGCTTCGACGTGGATGATAGTTTCCCGCTGGTCTACAACCCCCACACGACTCTGGCCTACATGCGGGGTCAGGATGCCCAGTACACCGACGAGGTGCCCACCGGCTCCTGGGACTTCGACAGTATCGAGGTGTGGGGACTCCCCGAGGTCTACGAGGCCAACATTGGGCGGACCATTGCCTACCGAGTCGCTTCCCGATGGATGGAGAACCAGACATCGTGAGTCGGATCATCCCCATCGCGGTCAGGGTCGCTCAACGCCACCAGGCCAAGAACTTCAAACTTAATGTTGGAGATCCGATCTTGTACGGTAAGTACAAGAATAAAAAGGGACTTATCAAGGGGTTCAAGACCGGTCCGAAGGGTGATCCCATCGTGATCGTCGAGCAGGTTCCCAACGACTCGGGGCGGAAGCAGGACAAGGAGCTGAAGCTGTTCAAGATCCGCTACGACAAGGAGCGGGCCAGGTCGATGAAGAAGAAGGCTGCCATCTTCGAGGCTCCTCCTGGCTTGATCAAGGCGTTCCTCGCCTGGGCTATCCCCAAGTACGCTTCCAATGCCCTGGTCCATGTGGAACGGCGATACCAGAGCATGGTGAACCGGGCTGCTCTGATCGAGGCCGCCCTCGCCGAGATCGAGAAGCTCAAGAGGACGTGGAAGCGTCAGGTCGAGGCCCTGGATGTGGGCGAGAAGGTCTTGTGGACGGTCCCGTGGCTCCTCAATGACGGCACCGTGGGCACCTATGCGGTTGGAATCCTGCGTGGGGAGGAAGGCTACTTCTTCGACCACTCCCCCAAGCGGGTCATGTTCCGCAGGCGGGGATACCCCTCCCCGCTGGAGAATCTCGACTACCAGATGCTCCGCATTTTGGAGCGGTCCGAAACACAGTTGGGCATCCGGCTGCGAGAAGTCCAGCGAAGTGAAGGCACCGACGATGCCACGTTGGTGGAGACAGGACGCCTGCTCAAGGAACTGAAGAAGTACACGAGCAAGGCCAAAGCGTACCGGACTTCCGCCTCGGTCAAGATCCCCATCACGGCGGCGAGCCTCCAAGGGTGGAAGTACCTCTCGGCGATGCCTTCCAAGCCGGAGATCGAGGATCTCCTGAAGGCGGAGGGGTGGGACAAGTTCAAGGGTGTCTTCTACTTCAACCCACACTCGACTCGGGGTGGTGTTTGGAATGTGGGGAAGAAGGAACTCCAGATCGATGTGCCGGTGCTGGAGGGCCATCTCGTCCCCGAGACACTGGGTGAGTTCCAAGAGGGTCTCCAGAAGATTGCGGGTGCAACCCGACATGAGTTCCAGCATGTCGGCCAATCGCTGTTTCAGACCCTTACGGGGGCCGAGGAACTTCGGGGTCTACCACCAGGTGAGATGCGAGACCCGACGAAGACGCCTCTGGGTCTGCCGAAGAAGGACTTGGCCTTCAGCTTCCGTGACCCCCATGCCGTACAGGACGTGGAGTTCTACACGGACCTGGCGGACGAGATCGATGCCTTCGTCAAGGCGGCCCGTCGTATCCCCGAGGACCAACTACGGGATTTCTTCGGCGTCTGGACAGAGACTCGCAGAGGAAACCTGTCGGATTTCGGGGTTCGCTACCGGGAATACTTCAGCACCCTCAAGATCTACAACAAGGCCAAGTGGAAGAAGGCTATCGCCGAGTTCCTCAAGGGCATCAACGCCCGAGGCATCTACATCCCCAAGACCGGCAAGCGGGCGTTCGACGGCTACGCCTACCACACGGGTCAGACCGTGATGGTCGGACCTTCTGATGGGAAGTTCGAGCCCGCCACCGTGGTGGGGAACCCGGCGGATCGGCAGTCCCGTGACGAGCATGTGATGGTGGCCTTCGAGGATGGCTCCGTGGAGGAGCTGGACCCGGATAACCTCCAGGCGGAGGACGAGTGGGTGCGGAACCATTCAGAGAACGAGTTCGGCAAGATCGCGGTTCGAGTGGCCGCCCGATACGACTGGGACAACTCCTCTATCGGCGACTGGGAGTACCTCGTTCAGGGGGAGAAGGACGAGGGCCTCGCCAAGGTTCAGGAGTGGGGACTCGATGGAGCCCAGTACAAGGTGAAGGAGTGCGGGGACGGCCCCCAGGTTGTCCTGGTGGGAGGGGAGATCTCTGACCTCGACTGGATGGTGAGCCAGCACAACGAGGATCTGTTCTACCGGCATCCCAAGGATTCGGAGGGGGAGTGGCGGCCTCTCTACCAGCACTACAAATCGGCTCTGGCCCACCGCATCGCGGCCAAGTACCAGAAGAAGAAGAAGATCAAGACCCAGGATGGGGACGAAGCGACGGTCTACGAGTACAGCGACCGCCAGGTGTCCCATCGCAACCGGGAGAAGGCCAAGAAGGTCGAGAAGCTCCGCCAGGGCATGGACAAGCTCGAATCCCAGGTCCGCAAGGATCTGACGGCCAAGGACGAGAAGACCAGGCTGACCGCTCTGGGTGTGGCCTTGATCAACCGGACCTTCGAGCGGGTGGGGAACCCCGAGTCTGCGAAGGAAGGGCACTTTGGGGTCACGGTATGGCAGGCCAAGCACGTCAAGTTCGAGGGTGGAAACGCCGTCATGCGGTACGTGGGCAAGAGCGGCGTCAAGCACAAGAAGATCCTCAAGGACAAGACCGTGGTCAAGGCCCTGAAGGCGGCGATGAAGGGCAAGAAGGGGACGGATGCCGTCTTCTCCCTGGGAGACCAGGAGGAGAAGTCGGTCATCGCTGCCTCGGACGTGAACGACTACCTCAAGCAGTTCTCGATCACCGCCAAGGACATCCGTGGGCTGCGGGCGAACCAGGAGATGCAGGACCGGCTGAAGGCCATCCGTAAGGAGGGGCCGAAGATGCCGGACGACAAGAAGGAGCGGGAGAAGCTCCTCAAGGACGAGTTTGACCGGGCGCTGGAGGGGGCTGCCGAAGCAGTTGGGCATGAGGCAGCTACCCTCCGCACCCAGTACCTCGTCCCCGGCCTGGAGGACGACTACCTCAAGGACGGCAAGGTGCAGGAGACCCTGAACAAGAAGGGCTCCCTGGACCGCATCGCCATCATCCACATCGACAACGCCACGGACGGCGATGGTTCCCTACGAGGTCTCCCTGGCTTGATCTCCAGCCTGACCCTCTACGAGCAGGCCATCATCCAGGACATGCTGATCCACGACGCCGAACTCAAGAAGGAGATGTCGGGGGATTGGACGATCCGAGGGCACAAGGTCGAGCCCGACGCCGTGACCGAGCTGATGGGTGCGGGCTACCTGGAGGATACGGCGGGCGTCGTATCCCTGTCTTCTATGTTCCAGACCAAGATGCGGCTCTACACGGCGTCCTCGCAAGGAGACATCTTCGAGGGCCTCCAAGTCGCCTTCGAGGCTCTGATGCAGCCCATCAAAGATGTGGTAGAGGGTCGAACACCACCGCTGGAGATCGTCAACGCCACCGGCACTGTCCCCAAGCGGGCCAAGACGGCGGCCTATGACATCCAGGGTCACTGTCCCCTCTGTCAGTGCATCCTCCATGACGGCCCTCGCTACCACAACCACTGTGACGACTGCGGGTACGACGTGGCGTTCCAGAAGGGTGAGGAGAGGTTCCCTGGCAAGGACTGGACGCCGATCCCGGAAGAGGACCCTCGCTACGTCAAGTACCTGGCAGAGCAAGCGGCACAGCTCGCGTACATCAACCGCATGTTCCAGGGACCAGGCAAGGTGGCGACTCGTACTCCGGCGGAGAAGGAAGACGACGACATCGAAGACCTCCGCAAGAAGAACCCCAAGCTCAAGCCTCCCCGGTACGACCTGCGGAAGCGTCGGGTGGACGTGGAAGATGACGACCTCGACCAGGGAGCTGAAGCAGACCGTGACCTCACCAAGAACTACAAGCGGATCGCCCAACGATGGCTTGCTGGGGATGGGGATGTCTCCAACCAGCGGATCGCCTTCCGGTTCCTCCTGAGCGAGAACCCGAAGGCCCCTACCTCGGCGAAGGACTTGATCGTAGTCCGGAACAAGGAGACCGGTAAGCCCGTCCGGGTGACGCCGGAGAACTTCCAGGACAACAGCAACCTGTACGAGGAGATCAAGGAGGGCGAACCCGAGGAGGGTGAACCCGAGGACTCTCCAGAGGGAGCGGCACCGGAGGGTGAGAAGAAGGAGAAGCCTTCCCCCGAGGACGAAGAGGCGGCAGCCGAGAAGAAGAAGGATGAGGAGAAGGACGAGGAGAAGGCCAAGAAGAAGGAGATCTCCGAGGCCAAGGAGCAAGTCACCGAGCTGATGGACATCGGCATCTCCGAGGCTCCCAAGGTCTTCAAGAACGTGAACAAGGCCCTGAAGACTCTCGACCCCAAGGACACGGAGAAGCTGGCTTTGTTCACCAGGGATGCTTCCAGAGATGCCATCGGGGATATGGCTGGGGAGGCTAACTTCAGCGATGAGGTGGTTCAAGAGGCCCAGGACTCCCTGACCAAGCCCTTCGATGCTAAAGCCCTGGAGGTCAAGGACCCCGAGGTTCGTGCGAAGGCCATCCAGGACTTGGCCAAGCGCCTGGTCCAGGTTCAGATCGCCCAGAAGGTGATCTTGAACCCCAAGTGGGGCGGTGGTTCGAAGATCACCAACCAGAAGGAGACCAAGAGTTCCCTCCGTGAACGTGCGAACGCCTCCTTCGACCAGTACAGCAAGCTGGACGACAGCGGGCTCAACGACGTGGCGGAGCGACTCGACAGGGACATCGAGAAGGTAGCTGCGGACCCGAAACGGAAGAACGAGCACGAGCAGCTCAAGGCGGTCAAGCGGGGGCTGAACCTGGCTCGGATCACGAAGGGTCAGGAAATCGAGGGCCGCTATGGTGAGCCCGCTCCCAAGGAGCTGACGGCCCTGGCGGGATACCTCCATGAGAAGAAGGACGCGGACCCCAAGACCCTACTCCCGGTGATGGATGACTGGGGAGACCCGGACAACACCCGAGTCATCGAGGAAGCCCTGAGAGAGCTTCCCTCGAAGGATCTCCGGGACATGGCCGGTGGGGATGACGGTGTGTACGCCGAGACCCTGGCGGTAGTGGATAGCCCCAACATCGACCCAGAAGTGCGAGAAATGCTGCTGTCGGAGGCCCGGCGTGGCATCTCCCGGCAGATGGGGGCTGAAGGTCAAGCGTTGGCCGAGATGGAAGCTGCCAAGGTCGGAGAGAAGTGGGAGGGGATGTCCCCAGAGGAACGGGGACAGACAATCCTGGAGAGCAAGCGGAAGCTGGGGCAAATCAAATCGACCTACGCTCGTAAGGTGGCCAGGGCTGCCCGGAAGAACGATGAGGCGAAGGTCCGGAAGCTCCAGGCCGAGGCAGCCGAAGCCGAGGTAGGAGCGATGGCGGAGATGGCTTTCGAGAGGATGGGAGAAGTCCCCGAGTCTCTTCGCAAGCTCCTTTCGCAACTTGTTTCCGAAGGAGTCATGACGACGGACCGAATGACCGAAATTCTCCAGGCTGCCAAGGGCAAATCTTCAAAAAAGGCGTCCTACGGGGGGCCTTTAAGCAAAAAAAATCAATCATCTGTCTATAAAACACACGAATCAGGTGGAGGGCTGTACTGCGCTTCGCCAACGTGTGGTGATAGCAAACCGGGAGCCGTAAGTGGGTTCCCTGATCTCAACAGGAGGCATGAACCCATGAGCAAGCTGACCAAGCGTGGCGCACTACAGGTCACGGATACCCTGGACCGTATGGCCACCCTGTTCCAGCAGGACTTCGAGATTCTCGGCGTAGACCGAGAGGCCGCAACGGACTTCTACAAGCGATGCGAGATGCTGGGAGACCACATCGAGCGTCATGCGGGCATCGACCCGTTGAAGAAGGCCACGATGCACTTCCCGCCGGACGACATCGGCAGGGAGGAAGCCGGTCCTCTGGTGGACGAGCCCGACGAGCCCTTCATGAAGGGCGAGTTCGACCAGCAGGAGTTCCGTGAGCTGTCCGACCGCCAGGAGGCCGGGGACCTCGGGATGACTCCTGTGGAAGACCCCCGTGCCCCGCAGCCCGGACGCCAGCTCGCCGCCGAGATGGACGCGGTGCTCGCGGACATCGAGAAGGTCGCTGCCGTCGGCATCATGTCCGACAAGGAGGCCGAGGACTACGTTCGTCAGCTCACCGACCTGGAGCGCCAGGTTGCCGAGCAGGCCGCCGAGATCGAGGCCATCGCTGGCGAGCTGATGAAGAAGAAGGACGACCTGAAGAAGGAACAGGTGACCATGGCCAAGGAGTTCGGGAAGAAGCTCCCCGAGAGCCTCAAGGGCCAGGGCAAGGCCATCTTCGACCTCCGCAACGTCCTGATCTCCTACACCAAGGTCGCCTCGGTCAAGGGACCGAAGATGGCTATCTTCGAGAACGAGTCGCTGGTCCGCATCGGTGAGCAGTTCTCCGAGGAGGTCCGGGAGGCCGTCGCCGACATCTTCGAGGCCGTCAAGAAGGAGAACAGCAAGCCCATCGCCGCCGCCCTGAAGTCCCTCAAGTACGAGGTGAAGAACGCCAATCTGAAGATGGCGTCGGACAAGGAAGCAGGCATCATGGACCTGCTCACCACCGTCACCAGCTTCTTCTCCCGCCTCTACAAGGGCATGGTCTCCCTGTTCGGTCTCGCCTCCAAGACCATCAGCCGTCGCCGCGACAAGGTGCTGAAGTCCTGGGGCTCCTTCCAGAAGGAGTTCGACAAGGCCGAGCGCGAGATGGCGAAGGCCGCTGCCGACGAGAACCAGGACGAGGAGGCCGACGAGGACGACGACAAGGAAGGCTGCGACAAGAAGGCGACCTTCGACCACGGGTTCAACCTGACGGCGGAGTAGTTCAACGTGCCGAACAAGAAGGCCGATACGAACGTCAACTGGCAGCAGCGAGCTTCTGAGTTCGCTGTGGGGGATTCCGTCGTGCCCTACGGGTTCGGGGCGGAGTTCGCTGGGACAGTTCTCGCGGTGTGGCCTGCTATCGGCATGGTGGATGTGGAATACGCCTACGGCAACAAGCGATACCCCGTGGAGTACCTCCAACGGATTCGCCAGGATGCGATCATCAACGAGCCGGTCGAAACCAGCTCGATTCCTGGAGGCCCCGGCGGTTACGAGGTGTCCGGCGGTCCGTATCCGTCGGCCAACGTCCCCGACAAGCCGATCCCCGTCACGCCAGTCGTCGAACGAGTCGCACGGGCCTATACCAAGCAGGCGATCTACTGGGCTCAGAGAGACCGCAAGTACAGGGCTACCA